ATATATAGTATTATTTGCTATATTTGTATTACTTCCTTGTAATATACTATAATTAACAGGATCATATTCTGCTGTATCGCTACTACTATAATTTAATATACTACCAGATTCAGTAGTGACATTTATTAATTTAGCTTGTGTTATATTAAAATTCAATTTACCTCCATCACTAATAGTTAAATTATTAAATGTTTCTCCGGCTTCACAATCTATTGTTACTCCACTTGGTATTGTATAATTTTCAGCATATACACTAATTAATGGATTAATGAAATAATTATTATTTAATACATCTATTAAATATGTATTATTTGCTGCAAATGTTGGTAAATGATTTAATAATTTAGCATTTATTGGAAATTCAATGAATAAATTATCTATTGCTGCTTTAAATTTAATATAAGATCTTATACCAGATTTTGTATATCTATCATCATTTGTTGGTGATGTTAATATTAATGAACTTACTAAACCGTCTATATTGTAATATATACCTCCACTTAATTCTAATTCAATATTTTCATCCAAATTATCTACTGTTATAAATTCTAATGGAATATATGTACCATCTGGTATTCTACCATTATCTTTAAGTTTTAGTAAACCATTTGGTTCATTTAAGCCAACACCATCTATTTTTAAATTACTTCCAGAATAATTATATTCTGTAGTTTGTTCATTATAAGTAAGATCACCAAATTCAAAATCTAATGATCCACTAAATGTAAAACCAAAATTAGATTGATCAACTGTTGTAAAATTAAATTTATCTTTATATACAGTAAAATCACTATAATAATATAATGTTTTATATCTATCATTCGCATGATTTTTAATATTAACAAACTTATTATCTTCATTTCTATTAATTTCTATTCCAATACTTTCATGCGAATTATTTTCATTTTCTCCCACATCAACATTATATAATCCTATATGCATTGATTTTTGTTCAAGCAAATTATCGTCAAACACTAAATCATTTGGATTTATAGCAATTCCTGAAGTATTTGTAATGCCCTTACCTAATTTTACATCTAATAAACTGCTTACTGTACCATTTCCACTTAAAACTCCACTTGGATTAATATGTATATCACTTATTGAATCATATAAATTTGTTGGAATTTTTCCAGTTTCATCTACTATAACAAAACTACCACTAGTATTTTGAGCATTACCATTTAATCTGACTATTGATTGATTTGCATCACCGGCTTATATTAATATCTAAAATATTAGCATCAACGACACTATTATAATTAGTTGTTATATTAAAATATGTATCAGCTATACTTTGTTTTTTACCATAAATACCATTTTCAAGACTTAATTTTATTTCTCGTCCACCGTCATTTATATCAATAAATGCATCTGCACCATATTGTAAACTTTTTACAGTTATTAAATTGGTTCCATCATTTAATAATGTTATTTGTTTATCACTTGATAAATTAGTATATACACCACTAATTGGAATATAACCACTAAGATCATCACTACCACCATTAACTGGTTGATAGTTATTGCTACCGCTTGTACTATAATACATTTGACTTGTTTCAGTATCTATACCAACTAAAATATTAGTTATACATGGTATATTAATAGGAGAAATTTGAGACATAATATTTTTAACCTTTATTTAAATATTTTATATAATTATTTATTAATTAAAAAATGAACAATTAAAATTATTTTAATTGTCCATTGTCAACTATATATATTAATATAATTTTGTTATAACATATGTATTAATATGATTTTAAAAATATATTTAAATTTTTTTACTTAAAGTATTTAAATCAGTTAACCACATATCTTCAATAGTAATTGCTTTAATTTTATTAAATTCTTCTTTTAACTCTTTTAATTTATCTTTTAGTTTTATATAATATTCTTTAGTAATATTATACATTGACATATTTAACAAATAATCATATTTTTCATTAACTTTAATAATATTTTTTGTAGAATTTAATTGTTTTTCAATTTGTTGATATGGTTTATTTTTAATAACAATATTACCATCAATTACACCTTTTATAAATGTATATTTAGAAAGATCTTGTAATATTTTATCAGTAATTTTTTTAATTTTTAATTCTTTACGTTTAACATAATAAGAATATCTTATATTAAAATATTCATTTAAAATATCATTTATTGAAGAATATTCAACTACTTTATTATCAGCATTTAGTGAAGTATAACATTCAGTTACTATTTTTACTAATTTTAATTCTTTATAAATATCACAATTATCAATATCTAGTCCTTGATTTCTATAAAAAGTAACTACAATTTTATATTCATTTGCTTCACTATAATCATTATAATCTTTAATTTTTTTATCATCTACTAATTTATCTAATATTGATAGATAACTATTTAAATCACTATATCCAGCTATACCAGGACCACAAGGAATATCATTAATTTCTATTTTATTTGTACCAATTTTTTGATAACTTCCATATATATCAAATGTATTATTATCTATTTGTTTAATAGTTCCTTTAAATCCTTTATAATAAGGTAATAATTTACCTGTGTATTTTTTATTAGTTAATTTACATTCTATCCATTTAATTAAATCTTTTGGATTCCTAGGTAATATTTTTTGACTAAATCCAGTAGTTAATCCAATACTACCATTGACTAATAACATTGGAATAATTGGTACATAATATTTAGGTTCAATTATATCACCTTCAAATTCCTGTTGAATTAATAATTCAGTATCTTCTGGATTAAATATATTATCCAAATAATCTTCTTTACAAGTAAAGATATAACGATCAGCAGACGCTTCAGGAATTAACCTAGTGCCAAAATTTCCTTTACGTTTTAACAATGGAATATTATTAGTTCCAACAAAATCTTGTGCCATACCAACAATAACACCATATAATGATACTGCACCATGTATATAATTAGTTTTTTCACTAACTCTAGCACATAAATTTTGTACCTTAAATGGTTCTTTTATATTATCTTTTAATATAATATGTAAACATTTTCTACTAGATACTTTATTTCCATCTATAATATTCCCAATTTTTCTCCAGTTATCATATGTACCGAAATCACAATAACTTGTATTAAAAAACTCTGTTATATCTAATTTATTTTCTTTTACTTGATTATTCATATATTTAAACACTTTTCTTTTAATTAAATAACATTATTATTAATATAATATATTTTTTGAAAAAATACACCTATACCATTATTTGGAAATTTCAATTACAAAATCTTTTTGATTAATAACATCTGTTACCGTAGAAGTATTAAAGGTTGAATTATAATAATATATAGAAAAAGAACTACTTGTACCACTATTGCATATACGCTCTTTTTTAATAATACTATATATATTATTTGTATTTAAATCTTTAACTAAATTTGTAATTATATATTTTTCTGATGTTGATTGTGGTACTTTATTGCATCCACTAGAAATATAATATTGATTATAATATTTAAATATTAATTTCCAATTTTGGCATTTACATAAATAATTTAATATTATTAAAGCACTTTTATAATTAATGATAGGCATTATTGAATAATCTAAATATTGATATACATTAGCGCCATCTTTTATAGCTATAGTATATGTTCCGTGTATATTGAAATCCACTACTGTTAACAGTACTCCAATAATATTTACTACCATTGGATTGATAACATTGATATGCCATATTTTGGGTATAATTACTATTTGTATGACCAACATATTTAATTATAGGTGAACTACTATATATTTCAGAATTTGCAGTTGGTATAATAGAAGAAACTCTTGGATTATACTTTGAATTTATTGAACTACTTGCTGTACTACTTGCACCATAATAAACATATGCATGTCTGGTATCACTTGATCTATCTTCAAATACATAATTATCACTTTTAACAGAAGATTGTGAATTATATGCAGAAATTAGTTTATATAAAAATAATTTATTGGTATTATATGAATGATTATATTTAGATCCTATTTCATTTACCATTGTATATAATTCATTTAAATTAGAATTTAGATTATATGATTTAACAGAATTAGTTGTTAATTCGGTATTGATTTGTGAAGATAAAACTGTTGAAAAATATTGATACAATGGATAAGTTGACTTTTCTTTAGCATGTATAACACCATTAGTATTTGTAGTTGTTTCTGCAGATAATAATGGATCATTTAAACATCCACCAGTTAATACACCAACTGCTAAATCATGATAATATTTAGCATAATACTTTTTAAATGGATCAACTTCACCAGAAATTAACTTATAATTATTATATGTTTGTTTACTTAATATAATATAATTAATTGTTGGATTAATAAATGAAGATAATTCAGATGATTTCCAATTTATTGTAAATGGATTAACATTATATGAAAGTATGCCACTTATATCTTCTGTACTTGAAATTTGTCCACCTGTAATACTATATGATTCATTATTAATAATAAAAATTCCAGTAGGTACATAACTTGTTATTTTTTCTGCATTATAATTTATATATATCGGATTATTTTGTCCGATATTCCTCAGTAGTTAATCCAGACAAACATATTTCATTATATATTAATTTTAATTTTGCATTATTATATTGAGTAGGAACTATTTGTAGTGTAGATACCATTATTTCATTTTTTCTAGTTATAGCACTAGGTTCCATATTAGCACTTAAACTATTATATTCTTCATTTAATTCAGTTAATATGTTAATATAATTATCATTTAATCTATCATTATATGAAGATATTGAAATTTCTTGTCCATCAATTTTTATATATTCTATATTATTTTTATAATATCCAGTAATTTCTTCAGATAGAGATTTGCCAGAAGGTATATATTCATATACTTTAGTATCATATAAATAATCTATATTATACGGAATATATTTACTAACTATTAATGGTTTATTTACATATTCTGTAGTTGAAATATTACTGCTTGTAATATAATATGGATATCCAAAAGAAGTAACACTACTTGTTAAATCTATATTTAATCCGAGTTAACTCTATATTACTATCTATTTTTACACCATTATTCAACCATTCTGGATATTTTTTAACATCATTGTTATTAACAATTAATGCGGTATTAAATTTCATATTATTTTTATCTTTAGTATAATCTATATTATCCCATGCTATATTTAATGTATTAGTATTATAATCAACATAACATGTAAATTCAAGATCAATAAATTTTTGTTGACACATAGATAAAAATTCATTAAATAAATTACTACCATTATAATCATTAGCAGTAATTTTTCTATCTAAATTTAATATACCATTACATGCAATATTATATATTTCACTTGATATAATTTCTTTTACTTTTTCTTCAGCAAGTTGTTGTACTTTTTCTTTTGTATATATTGCCATAATTAATTATTTAACTCATCTTTTACATTTTCAAAAAACTCATTTATACTAATCCACTTAGTAATATTTTCCCAATTAATATATATTCCACCCTTTTCAATGTGTCTTTTAACAAGAATATTACCAAGTTCATCAAAACTTTGATCAATAAAAAAACCTTCACCAAAATAATTATGCTCTTTACTATATACAATTAATCGTTGAGGTAAAATATCATTATTATTTATATGATTGATATTTGGAATTTCTTTATTAGATTTCCAATTAAACACATTAAACATATTTATCTCTCCTTAATTTTTTAATCTTTCTATTAATGTATAAATATATGATTTACAATTATTTATAATATTATTTTTTACATTTAGCTCTTTTTTAATATGATTAGTTAAAAATTTCCAATGTTTATTACTATATATTCGTACAATTGTACTAAATAATAATATATTTTGTATTTCTATTGGTAATTGTTTATATTTAATACTACTAATAAATGCACTAGTAGAATGTATTAAAAACCAATTAAATTTATTTTCTATATTATTTAAATATAATTTTAAACCATTAACTGTATCACAACACATTTCTAAAAATTCGCTATTATTTAAAATATGTATTATAAAATCATCTAATTCATCTTTTGTTTTTAATGAATAACCTGCTTTCATTGCTATTTTAATTATTTTATCAGATAGTTGAATATCATTAATGATAAAAGTTTTATCAAAATTAAACTTATCAAAATAATGATTTATTTCATGATCTAAATGATATTCTAATTTAGAATTATCAGTATTGTTTATAAGATTACCATTTAATATTATACAACAACCATACTCTAAATGTTCACTATTATTAAAATTAATAGCTTTTAGTTCTTTATTACTAAATGTATTTAATATATTATTTTTACTTTGTTGATTAATATTAATTAAATTTAATATTTTATTTAAGTTTTGTTTAAAATATATAATGTAAAATTTAAATAAAGAAGGATTTTTAAATGTTTTTGAAATATTATAAAATTGTTGATAATATTTCCAATTAATTGTTGATATATTTAATATATCACTAAGAGAATATTCAATAACTATTCCATAATTATGATTATCATTATTTATTTTTTTAATAATATCTTGTAATAATTCATATGGTGTAAATAATTCACTATTCCATTCATTAATTATATGTTTATATGTCCACCAAAATTTTGATATAGATTGATTTAATGGATAATCTAATATTGATTTAAAATATCCATTATCATTTTTAACATAATATATTTTACTATTAATATCTTTCATATCTTAAAAATACTAAATTCATTATTATTTAAATATTCTTTACGTTTATCACTAGATTTACTATTTAACCAATTATCAATAGTATCTTTATATTTTTCATCATCAATGAATGTTTCTAAGAAATATTCAATACCATACTTTTCAATTAATGGCTTTAAATCATCTGGTTCCCAACTACCTAAACCTTTATAATAATGAACTTTTAAATCAGAAGTATTGTGTTCTTTAATAAATTGATTATATTCATCTAATGTAAAAAAGAAATGTTTAATTTTATCAGATTTATCTTTAAATACAATAATTGGTGTTCTTAAATGTTTTAATCTTCCTTGAGTAATAACATCAGGATAATATTTACAGAAAAATCCTAAATATAATCCAACAATATGTGAACCATCACAATTATGTGTTAATATTAATTCTTTATCATTATTTTCAATAAAAAATGTATTATCATCTTGTACAGTTATATCAATAAATTTAGTTTTAGGAATAATTGTACAATATTCTATTCTTGTTGGAGTTACTAAATCATATTTAATATCTAAACTTTTATGATTATCTTTATATTTTAATAATTGATCGGTATCTCTTAAATCTTTTGCTAAAATATATTCTATTTTATTATTTCTTACTATAACTAATTTATGATTTGTAGATACCTTTATATCTTTACCATTAAGTATGATTTTTATACATTCGGTTTTATATGATTCAACTATATTAACTATAGGTTTACATCTATTTAAATGTGTTAATACCTTATCACCATATTTAATTTCATTTAGTGGTACTAATCCTCTTGTAGTATAAACTTTTGTATGTTCTTCTAAACAATCAGCATCTGTTGCAAGAATAATATTTTCATATGTTAATGATTGAATTGTATCTTTAAATGAAAGATTTAATATTTTAATCATTTCTGATAATTCAACATTATCTGATAACTTAGCAACAGTAGCTTCATATGCATTTAATGGTACACCTCTAGTAGCATAATATCCATACATACTTCTTCCTAAACATGCACTTAATCCACCAGATGCAGAAGCACCTTCACAAATTAAATAATATTTATTTTCTTTAGTTGCTGGTAAAAATTTATCACTTTTAAATCTTTTATTACTTTTATTTAAACTATTTAATGCTTGACGATTCTTTAATTCTTCTTTTATTTTAAATGTTTCCAGAATTGGATCCATTATTTCATTACACTTAACTATTTTTTGTGCAAATGCATCCCAATCAACATCTTTTAAAAATTGTTTAATTTGACTTACATCACTACTAAAATTCTCTTTAGTTTGACTATTAAACATTGGATTTATAAATTCTCTAAATATAATAATATATGTTAATTTATTCTTTATATCACCTGGTTTAATACTATTATATTTTTTACTTAATTTATCTTTAATTCTACCAATTAATTCACTATGAATATAATCAATATGGTTGCCACCATTTATACAATCAGCACCATTAATATATGATTTATGGGTAAAATCATCATTATGATTAGGTATAATACCAATTGTATATTTAGATGGTTTATTATCATCAGTAATTGCTACAAATTTATCAGCAAATACAGACATTATATTTTTACTATTTTTAAATCTTACTATCTTTCCATTAAATTTAAATGTAATTTCTGGGTACATATATGATAAAAACATAAGTCTTTGATATAAAAGATTTTTATGTATTTCATCAATTTCTGTTAAACCAAATCTTGCAAAATCTGGTTCAAATTCAATTATTGTACCTGTAGTATCAGATACATAATCACTAATAACACATTTCTTAGTAGATAAATTATTTTTACAAGTTAATACACCTTTTCGTTTGCCATCATATACAGTAGCTTTAAATAATAAAGAAAATATATTAGTTAATGATGATCCAACACCATTCATACCTAATAAATTTCTACCTTCATCATCATTAAAATTCGATCCAGCACGTAATTCAGTTAATGCCAATTCTAATTGAGATTTTTTACTACCTTCAGCCAAGTCTAATGGAATACCTCTACCATTATCACTAATCTTTATTCGATTATTTTTAACTTCTACTGTAATATTAGTTCCAAATTTAAATCCAGTTCTAATACTTTCATCAACACTATTATCTAATATTTCATAAATGATTTTTAATAATCCTGGCACATATTCAAATTCTTTATATTCAAACTTTTCACTTTCTTTATTTAATATAAAAGTTTCACATTTAGTTTTTGATATAGATCCGATATATTGTCCACATCGTTTTAACACGTGATCTCTTTCCGAAATTTGTACAATTTTATTTTCTTTCATATCAATATCTTTCCAATTATTATAATATATATTTAATAATAATTTAATTTTCTTTTTTATAAACTATATATCCACAATTTTCAACTATATAATTGTTCCTATTAATACATTTTGGCGGAATATTACATATAAATATATAATTAGGTATAATTAAATTATTATACCAAGAATAATCTAATATTAATTCTGTTTGATTAAACTGCAATTTTTCATTATATGTAAAAATATTAATTAATTTTTGTTTAATTTCTTCTTTATTATTATCCCATTCATCTTCCCATATATGTATTAATCTATAACCTTTTTTATTACATTGTATTGTTTTATTTAAATGATAATTATTTGGAGTACGCACTATACTATGATAATAATTTCCATTAAATTCAATTGCTAATTTTAATTCTTCAATAACAATATCTAATTCTAATGGTTTTATTATTTTTTTATTTTTAGATATATTTGGAAAATATAATTTACAGAAATCAAACAATTCTTTTTCTTTATTAGAGATTCCAATATATTTAGGATAACATTTTAAACATCTTGGTATATTTCTATCAATATTTGATAAATGTCCAGTAGTATAAATTTTTTGAGTAAATTCATTACCGACATTTAACACATTTCCAATTATATTGTTTATTTCCACCAGTATATTCTGAATGTGAAAATAATGGAATTATATAATCTTTCCATGTAAGTATTCTATTCCATCCGCGTTCAATATTAATATCATAATATCCATTTTTAATATAAGAATTTTCTTTTCTTTTATTTTCAATATATTTATAATACTTTTCTAATGAACCATATTTTTAATGAATGTATTTTTAATTTTATCTTTAACTTCTTTTAATTGAAAAACATGAGTAACACCATATTTTTTTAAACATGTTTGTTTTAATGCAGATTGTTTTATATTATTTGCATTTTCAATAGATCCGATATTTAATTATTTTAGTTTTATTTGTTTTTTCTTGTCGTTTTTTCCAATAAAATTTATCTTGTAATACGTGTTGATGTATAGTATTATCTATTTTAGTTTTAACAATTTCACTTTGTAATACATTTAATACACCATATTTTTTTAATACACATTCTTTTTTATGTTCTAAAAATATTTTGCTCGAATTACAACAAATTAAAGAACAATATTTTTTATTTCTTTTAGAAAAGGTTAACTCTTTTCCACATCCTAAACATTTTGGAAGCTGAATATTTAATACTATTTTATATAAAATATGTTTTATTGTTTCCCAATTTGGATAAACTTCTAAATATTGTTGTAAATATTCAACTATTTCTAAATGATTTTTTAAAAATTTTGGTGCTCTTGTTTGTATTTTATTAATAGAAAAATCATTTTTAAAATATTCTTTAATTATATTTTCATATTTTACATTAATTTTAAACATTTTATTAAATATATTATTTAAATTTTAAATATATTTATTAATATTATTGTATAATACTAAACACACCATGCTATATATCAGTAAATATATTATACAATAAGTAATGCATGTTCAATGTCCGTAAGCTGTGTAATTTTATTTTCTTTCATATTTTAATATCCTACTATTTCATATGTATTAGTTAAACAATTAATATATTTTTTAGATATTTCATTTGGTATATTAACTTTATTTATAATAAATTTATTTTTATCTTTTATATTTCCTATATCTTTATCTTTTATACAAAATTCATTATATACTAAATTAACTTTGAGATTAACACATATAAATACATGATTTAATCCACTTTTATCTATACCTAAATATATATACAATTCTTCATTATCATCAGATAATACATTTGAAAAATTATTAATATACACTAATGTATATAAACCATATTTATTTGTTAAAACATCTTTATATTTAAAATAATTTTCACAATATTCTTTTAAATTTTTATGTTTTAAAATAAATTCATGCTCTAAAATTGTATTAAGTTTATTTAATTGCATTTGTTATTTTAATATAATATATTTAAAAATAATATAAACAATTTATTCCCATTTATTTAAACTATATACTTTAAATTTACAATTATTTTGTTCTGCTAATTCTTTTAAATAAAAATGATTAATTACTTGCTTAGCGCGTTTAGGATCATCAAACATTAAATAATTAGGTTTTAATGTATAATTAAATTCCTCTAATTTTACTCCATAAAATGGATCATTTTTTAATTTTGTATATTGTCTAACAACTACTTGTTTATAATCATCTGTAATTATTACACATTTAATTTTATTTTTATTATTCATAATATTCACCTCATTAAAATAATAAATGGATGTAATCCAAATTATTAACTACATCCATTAAAATAAATTTATTTTTTATATTTTTAAAGTTTATTAATGTCTGCAATTAACTTTGTAGCTGGCACCGGATGTTCCCATTTAATTTTAATTTGATTATTTTCTTCATACCAAGCGCAACCGCTATGTGTTATACCATTTTCTCTAGCATATTTACTACCATCATCTGTGGTAACATCAATTTCTACATATTCTGCATTAATTTGTTCTGCCGCTGATTTTACCTGTGGTGCAAATAATTTACATGGTCCACATGTTGGTGATTTAAAAATAACTAATTTCTTCATATATTAATTCTCCTTAGTATCTTTAATATTTATATATTTTTCTATTTTATCTCCTAAAATACTTACATCACATATAAACCACAATGTTAACCCAACTAAATATATTGTATTAACTATCCAAGCTAAACTAAAAAATGGAGTTTGGGTAAAACATGAACAAATAATTAATACTAAAATAATTATATCTATTGCACTATGTAAAAATATATCTTTCATTTTTATTTCCTATTTTATTAAATCCATATATTTAAAATAAATCATTTATAATTTTTTAAAATTTACTTTTTATTTTTCAATTAAATCATCCAATTTAAATACTTTAATACCAACTTTATTATATCTAGCAAATATATTGTCATGATTATTATCAGGCATTTTTGTTCTCAATCCAACATCATTAAGAAGTTTATCTTGATCTTTAGTTATAATAGCAATATGCCAATATTTATTTAATATATTAAAAAGCATATCTTTAGTAAGTTTATTAGCGATATTCAATTTAAATATTTCATTTTGATATATATTTTTAGGTATCATGTGTTCATATACTAAATTGGTAAAATCATTGTTTTTGATTTTTTCATATGCTTCTTTAGAATACCAATCACCACAAAGATACTTATTTTTCTTTTTTAAAGATAAATCAAGATTAGACAAAGATTTATTTCTACCTTCTCTATCTGCATTATATGCAATTTGACTATTATCAAAAATAAATTTTTGACTTTGCAAATATATAAAGTAATTATCAGAAAGTATATGAATAAATTCTATTCTATTAGTCCAACCTGGCATTATTTTCATCTTTAGCATTAACCTTATTGATAGCATTATTAATAATATTATTAAATTTTATCAAAAACTGATTATTCTTATGGTACAAATCTTCTTTATGATCATTTACACACTTGATAAGATCAGTTATAAGAGTATTATACCACATCAGACGATAGTTTTTCTCCATCAACTGCTTATTTTTCTCAATAATTTCCTGTTTAAGAGAAATAACATCATTCATAACATCGGCCATTTAATCACCTCTTTTATTATTAATTATATTATAATATAATAGGAATATTAATAAAATAAACTAAATATTTAACTTATTCATTACATAATTAACTTCATTTTTAAATTCATTTTGACTTTCTAATAAATAATTTATTTTATCTTGCATTTTATCTAGTTCACTTTTATTTAAAATACCACCACTATGAATTTCCTTTAATAATCGATAATGAGACTCGCAAATAATATTAAATACAGAAAGATATGGATATTGTAAAACTAATTCTTGAAATAAACTTAAACTTGTTATATGACTCCAATCATTAAGTGTAAATAGCATATAACAATTAATAATGCATTCACACTTACTTTCATATGATTTGAGTTTATTTTCAATAAATTCGTAATAATTAGCACAATTACTTTCTTTAAAAGAATCAATATACAGTTTTTGTGTTATCTTATTTGTATTCATTTTTAACCTGTTGCTAATAATTCCACATTATGTTAATAAAAGTTTTAGATTCTTCTAATAATAAATCTAAATTACTTTTTATCATTTTCTTTCCACCAATTTGTTGGTCTATCTTTTAATGTATTAATAATGTCATTTAAACTATATAAATGATAATTATTACTATCCATACATATATTCATTTTTCTTTCACTTATACCTAATTGTTTATATGCTAAATGATTAGGCATATATTGTTTTTTATCGTGTTGATGCCCATATAAATGAAAAGAACCTTGATGAGATTTATTCCAATGCATCATTTGATAATGACATAATATAAATAAATTATTATCTATTTCTAATTCTAATAAATTAGATACTTTACTAAATCCACAATTTAAATAATCTTGATCTTCAAAATAATCATGATTTCCTTTAATTAATACTTTTTTACCATTTAATCTATTTGTTACACTATTTAATCTATCAATATCTTTATTCCATAGAAAATCGCCTAATACAAATACACAATCATTTATTGATACTTGATTATTCCAATTTAATATTAATTGTTCAGTCATACTAATTGGGTCAGTAAATGGTCTATTGCAATATTTAATTATATTTCCATGATCTAAATGTAAATCACTTGTAAAAAATATTTTTCCCATATTAATTAAACTTCATTTAAGTTATTTTATTTAGTTTTTTCCTTTAACCATCTGCCAATAATTCCACATTATGCTAATAAATTTTTTAGATTCTTCTGATAATAAATCATTAACTATTGTATTATTAATAGTAAACATACATTTATACAAGTGTAAACCTAATACTGGTAAAATTTGTATATCTTTAAATAGTTGTTCTATTTCTTGAATATCTAATTTAATTAATTCATTAAATAATTTACATTCATACTCTATTATTTGTTTTTCTATAGTATTCCAACCTGCTGAATAATTTACAGATTTAGATTGTTGTTCTGATAATTCATTAATTATATTAAAATAATTAATTAAATTTTTATATTTATTTTCATTCATTTATGTTACTTTCATTTTAAAGGTTATCATATCATCATATAATGTACATATATTAATAAAATAACATTCTTTTTCATTTTTGCTATATGTTATAAAAAATATATTTGGTAAATTTATTTTTGTTAATAAATTAAATCTTTTACTTTGTTTTGGAGTTAATGATAATCCACCTAAAATAACCATACTATTATATAACATTGTATTAAATTGATATACATGGTCATCATCAGATAAAAATTCTTTTATTATATTTAAATCATTGCATATCCTATCTATAAATTTTTCATAATTGATATTTAATATATATTTAAAATATTTTTCATATATATTAATTAAATATTTATTATAATCTGTTAATAATAATTGTTTATTAAGTTTATCTATATTCATAATTAAAAAATCCTAATATGAGTCATAAAATAAAAATTATCCAATGATTTTTTATTATATTCAATTTTATTATATTTAATAAATAATGAACTTAAATTAGATGTAAATAACAATACAAATGCTGGTATTATTCTAATGTTAGGTTCATATGAATTATTATCATATACTGGAAAGAATTCAATTCTTTCTCCAATTTCTTTAATATAAAATCTTTCATTTATTAATGTTAAATCATATACAGATAATTCTTGTGCCATATATTGTCTAAGATTATTTAATAAAGATATTAAACTTGTATGATTTAGCACCGTTAATTTATTTAAAGAAAACATATCTTTAATTTCTTTGTCAAATCTTGGATAGCATCCATCTAAATAATATAACATTTTACAATATGCAGTATCACCAATTTTACGCAATTTTATATATTTTTGCTTAATAAAATCATGTACATTAAAAATAGGCATACCAGGTAATAAATATCTTGCATTTGGATTTTCATTATCTGAAAATGGCCATAAGGTATCAGCAGGTAATATTTCATCTTGATATTCTATTTTCCAATTTAAATATATAGTTTTTATTTGTGATTCATTCATTTTAACTTTAGAAATTTACATATACTATTAAATTCTTTTTCATCAGTTATAATTCTAACATCAGTTTTACCAATACCAGCTATTAGACTACACAATTGTGATAATATTAATTCATCATTATTGGTTATACTTAATACTGATTTGTCAACAAATATATAATTTAATAGATATTGTTGATGAGATCGGCATTTTAATTGTATATCAATATTTTTAAATATTAAATATTCAAACTTGTTTTCTAATATTAATGTTGAAAATTTAGATAATTCTTTTATAATATTATTTTGCAACTCTTGATATTTACTTATTATATTATTATATGCTTTTAATATATCAAGTTCTTTTTGAAATTCTAATGAAATATTAACTTTATATGTATTCATTTAAATATATTTCCTTACCTATCTAAGAAATTTTTAATATTAACATATTCATGTGATGTTACAATATTTATTGCTTCTTCTAATGATATGTGTTTTTTCCAAAGAGCAGATCTATCTAAATATTTTTCTATTAATTCAATTGTAGTATTTGGAATGTTACCTAATAAATACATAACAAGTTTAATATTAAACTTATCATTTTTATGAATATTATATTTAATATGTATATATTGATGTTCATTCAATATATATACTTTAGTTCCAAATAATTTAAATAATGCTTGTTTAATGATAGGTCCAGCATTATTATATCCAACTAATGTATTTGTTAAATATGTTTGAACTATATCAGTAGATAACATTGTTAATTCAGTACATAAGTCTTTAAGATGTTCAATATTTACTTGTGATTTATTTATATCCATAATTAGTTATATGTATCAAATATTTTTAATATTTTTGAAATCTTTTCATTATCTTCAACAATATCATATGTTCCATTAATTAACTTATTTAATAATTGATATAATGTCATAGTTTCATACAAAACCATATGTGTTAATTTATCATATAATTTATATGATAAATTAGTTTTAATTATATTATTATTAAGTTTTATATGTTTAATTTCATTTACAAATATAATATAGTCATATGAAGATTCTAATATTAACACAGAAACTTTTGATAATTGTTCAATAAATTGATTAATTAGGTTTTGATATTCTGTTATACAAATATTATAATTTTTTAATATTTCAATTTCTTTTTGATATTTAAATGAAATATTAACTTTATTAATATTTAGTTTATTAATTGAACTATTATATTCATTTTTACAAATATCTTTTGTAAGTGTTTGAAGAGGAATATGTTCATATTCAGTAAAAATATGTAAAGCTTTGTCTATTGTTATTAATTCATATTTATTAGCCATTTCTTTTAAATATTTTTTATTAACTATAGTAAAGTCATTACCTGGAAATTCATCAAATATAAAGACTGTAAATAATGCATTATAACAAATATTGCCTTCAAAATTATATTTAACATAAATATAATGATTATCAGGTGTTTTAAATAGTTTATTATCAAATAATAATGCTGCACATTCAATTATACCAACATCAAATGCTCTTATAGATGAAACATAATATTTTGTATAAATGTTTTTAAATGAAGCATTTATTTGTTTACATAAATCTGTAATATTACTCATTATCATCCTTTAATGCATTTTGTAAATAATTAAAAGTAAACTTATCATATGATTTATTTAATACATTTCTAATATATGCGGTATTATCTGGTGATACTTTAGTTACTTTTGTATAATAAAATAATGTACCATACTTAGTATAAGCTGGAGCATCAATATTCCAATCAAACTGTTTTTCTTCTTTTAATTGTTTAATTTTTTCATCACTATTTTTAGCCATGGCTTGTTTATGAGAATAAAAATGTCCAAACCACATACTAATACTATTTCTAATACAATCACGCTGACGATAAATAAAATTATTTAAACATTCAGCAATATTTGGAGGAGTAATAATACGACTATCAAATACGGCTGGATATTGATTAACATTATTATTTAAATTACTAATCATAGATTGATTAAATTTAACACTAGCATATGCTGCGGTTAAACTCAATAATTTATTAATTCTATTATTATACCATTTACTTTTACTATCAAAAAGTAAAGTGATTTCATCACTACCTGTCCATGCTAATTTAATTTCAGCAATTTCATTCATTAAATATTCAGTAGCATCAAGCATTGCTTCATGAAAATACTTATCAAATGGTTTTTCACATTTCCAATGTTTAATCTGCTTACTAAAACCCTTTCCATCCAATCTAATTAAAAATGGAGAATCTCCTTTAATAATAATATTATATTCATCTTCATATTTCTTTTGTCTTGATGCTAATTCATTCATAATATTATCCTTTATTTAAAATAAATTTTATTAATATTTAAATAATTACATTTTTTACATCTAAATATTACATAATATCCAATAGGATGTGAAGATAATCCATTTTTTATAATATTAGTTAATTCATTAAGTTTGTTTTCATTATATTTTGTTTCTATTCCATTATCACCAATATACATTTCATCTGCTGGAATAGTAGACATATTTAATATATTTTCTATTATTTTTTTAATATTATCTATTGAAATTTCATTATATATATCATCACGTTTAATTATTTCAAAATCATGTTTACATTCACATTTATGTTTAATTTTATTAATTATCCAATTAAATAATTTCATATTAAATATCCTTTTATAAATATATCAATATATTAAAAATATAATAAAAAAATTGGTTAAATAAACAAAAAGTTGATTAAATGTCGCGATCATTTAATCAACTTTTATTTTTGAAGGAAATTTGTGTAACTCTTTAGCAAATGCTCCCTAATACTTTCATCTTCGGAAGACTTTATTCAGTTCTTACACTCGTTTTTAAGATATCACTATTAACAATAAAATCTAAATTAATTATTTTTATTTAGGCTCAGCCCTTGCTCTATTCATTTTACTTGTTTCACTTTCATTTTTAACATTAAACATTTATTATTATCAATTATCAAAGTATTAAATCTATTATTAACTTTTATCTCGGACCAGCTCTAATCATAACTAAACTCATTTTAAATTGTTTCACTTTCATTTTTAATCTACACATTTCATTGTTTCACCTCTTTTGTTTTTGTTTATATTATAATATAATAGAAATTTTTAAGAAATAAACAATTAATATTTTAATTTTTTAAATCATTTGAATCCTCTGATTCATCTTCATCTTCATAATATTCATACCAAAAATATTTCATACTTTCTTTAACCATTCTAGCAAATGCAAATGCAAACATAAAAATAATTACAAATAATAGTCCAAAAATAAGCCAACCCATATTATATTTTCTCCTTTATTTATAGTTCACATTCAAATTTATCAAATTGTTCTAATTCATCTGGTAACATTTGTCGATTACTTTTTAAATCATAATAAATTTCTTCAACCATATATTGTTTGGCATCATGCTCATAATGTGCATCAATCATTGCATGAAATGAAATAATTTCTTGACTTCCAAATCCTCCATCATTAACTCTATTTTTAATTAAATTGAGAGGCATATTACCTACTCGTAATTCATCATTAGTAATTTTAAACGGTATCATTTGAATAATACTAATATTATTATCCAAAGAAAGAATTTTACAATAACCACGAACATATAAATGTGTAAATTGACAAGTAAGTGCTGATTGAATAGTAGCCACAATTAATCCTTTCTTTTATTTAAATATTTAATTAAAAAATATATTAAAAATCCAATAATTCCAATTGTTAAAAAAATACTACTTAATTGTAAATCAATTTCTGCATCATATTCATCATCATATGATGTTTCTATTATTTGTTTATATTGATAATTACTTGGATATGTATAAAATCTTAACATATTACCATTAGCTTTATGATATTCATGTAAGCGACGTTTAGCTGATGGCCTATATATAGTATTTGAATATAATGAATAACAAACCAACATATTTAACCCTTTTACATCTTAATTGGTAAATTTTTACCATAAGATCCTATATTAATAAATATCATATCTTTATTATATTTTATTCACAAAGTATAATAATAATAACTGGAATAAACATATGCAATACTATTACAAAACACAGACCAAATAGTCCAAACAATTTAATAATCAATGTCTGCAATGTAAACCATATCACAACACAAAAAATACACGCAATACAAATCAAAAACATCACAAATGCACAAGCAGTTACCATCATATTTATACCTCTATGTATATTATAATATAATAGAAATATTTAAATTATAAACTTTATATTAAATTTATATTTTATTTAATTTTTTTCCATTCTCTGGTTCCATCAGAATTAGATACTAAATCATATTTCAATTTACCTTGATAAAAATCTTTACATGCGTCAATATATCCATTTTCATATTGTTTTTTCGCTTCATTTCCAGCACGCCAACCAATAATTAAATCAATTAATATAAAAAAACTAATTACCACCAAAAAATATGTTATACTATCATTCATGTCTAATACTACCTATACCTTCAACCATTTTTGCTTGTTTTGTATCATATGCTTCATAAATACTATCACCAATCTTGGTATTATCATAAATTGCCTTGAAATAGTCTTTGCCGAAAGCTACTCTCATACCATCAATAAAAATGATACGACCGAAACTATCAGCACGGCTTACATCTATATCTTTAAATTTACGACATACCACATCCATATCCGTACCAGGAAAGTCATGATGAAACACTGCTGCAAATGACATCGGATGATAATTCATCGGTACATCTCTGATGGTGATAGTTTTGCCATCTTTCATATAAGACATTTCAATTTGCCAACAATTATCATGTACCATAATTCATTTTTCCATAAATTTACATCTTTTATTATTATTAATTCGTTCACAGTTTAATTCACAACCATATACATAATAACTATATTTACAACATTGACATTTATGTTCTTCTAACTCATGGTGTTCACATTCCCATTTTCTAGCAAAAATCTTCCCACAATAATCACATTGCCAATGAGGTATTTGAATTTCTTTCATAATTTACCTAATATCATTTCCATCTTTTACTGCTTCATATGCTAAATTTCTATTAAATTTAAAACAATTAGAATTTAAATTATCATACCATTCAGGTTTAACTTCATCTCCATTATATGAAAGATTAAAAAGTTTTCTCTTTTTTGTTCCATCTTTTTTAGGAACATCAACAATTAAAATGTAATTCCATTCAAGTGAATTAAATACCTCAACTACATCAAGATGCATATAATTTTTAAAATAACCTAAATCATTTTTCATATTTAATATTCCTTTTCAATTGTAATTATTAAATCAGAATTTGGTAGTGTATAATAATGAAATCCATATTTTCCATAAGAATGATATTTTACTCGATAATTTTTAATAGCTACACCTTTTTTCCAATCACCTCTTCCTAAAAAACAATCTATATCTTTTGCAGTAATTCCATAAGTATTTTCTTCTAAATAAAAATACTCGTTAATATGTACACTTTTTCTTTTGCAATAATCAATATAATTTTGATATGCTTGATCTATTATTTTTTCAACTTTATTCTTAGCATTTATAAAGTTGTTTTCTTCTTTATTGTATAAATATGCATTATATTCTTCCGCTGACATAGATTTAATTTTATCATCTATATCATCAGATTTAACAACTTTTATATCAGCGGATTTTTTTCTTCTAAATAAATTAATGAAATAACTCATAGTCCAAGTTCTTCTTGAATTTCTTGAATCTTTTTTTCAAGTTCAATAAAATCTAAATAACCTACTATATCATTATTTAAACAGTTAAGTTTAACAATTTTAGGAATAGTAATATTACCTTTCTTTTCAAAAACACTAAGTTCCCAAAACCCATCTAATCCACCACAACTGCATTCATTCATAGTAATAGAAATTTCATAATTTCCATTATCTAATTCAATTTTTCCAACAATACCTGATGATTCTGGAAATTTCATAATTCTAAATTTAACATCAGCAAACGTCTTCATAATTAATTCTCCATTATTTAGTTAAACTTATTAATATATTATGACATGAAATAAACATTATAAATACAAAACTAATAAAAAATAATAACATTCCAATTATTTTTAATATAATTTTTTCATTTTCAGTTAAATTAACTTTCATAATTATCTTCTTTATTTAATTATTAATTAATTTCACAAATTCTGGTCTAATAAAGTTACTAACTTCTTTTGAAATGTACTTTTTAACTTTTGCCATACTAAATACTTCAATATCTGTTGATTCTTCAAGCAGTTTGACTTCATCAATATGATCTTTATCAAAATCTTTCCAAAGATCCTTTAAAAAAGCACCTAAAAAAACTCCAAACATCTTTTCATTCAATTCTCCAATCTTTGATACTACACTCATCATGCGTGATTCAGTGATGTATTCACGAGCATATTCAAAGATCTTCATTTCCAATTCAGTAAGAGGAATGTTTTCTTTCTTTTCTTTTGGAGTTTTACAAACTCTTTCTTTGAATTTAGTACCTTTATTTTTAAAAATAACTCTTTGACCATTAGGCATCCACATAGGAACATTAGGTTTAATAACAACACCTTCTGCAATATTTCCTTCAATAATAGGCAATCCCCAAAGATAATTACCTGTAGTATCAACAAATTCTACAGGATAATTTAAACATTCATCTAGTGTGCCTGAAAAAAGAATTTGTTCATGAGGCAATCCAACCTTTTGACAAAGTTCAACAACAGTTGATTGCATCATCAGATATTTATTTCCATCTTCCCATCTTAAAAGAATATCAAAAGGAACCCACATATTATCAGGATGATAGTCAACTCTTCCTTGAATTTTAACTGCACCTTTAACTTTTTCAACATCAGGATGACGATAAAATCCACCACAAAGTTCACCATAAACAGTCATAGACATTTTATCGGGTGTGGAAACAAATCCAGTATAAACACTGTTTTTAATAAGCTCTTTCATTTTTCTAAGCTTATTTTCAACATCTTCATTTTTCATAGCTCTTTGCCAGCCTTGAAAATTTGTATCTCTTTCAAGATAATTGGATCTACTTCCAACTACAAACTTTTCATTCTCATCAATAGAACATTGAAAATTACTTCCGTCAATTTTACAACAACACACATAGTTATAATTTTTACTTCCATAACCAAGTTCTTTAACTTGCTTAAGAAATTTTTCATTATACGTATTTTCTATATCAGTGTAACTTTTAAAATTCATTTTTCAAAATCCTTGCCATTCCATTCCATATTCAACTGCTTCTTTTGTTTTTTGCAAATATTTTCTAACTTTCTTAAACCCTTTATTGAACTTTTTTATATTAATCTCTCGTTTTTTAAATTCATTTTCATCTTCTATTAAATCATTAATTTCATTATCAATAAATTCAACATCATCTGTATTCATTTCTTTACCTATTACAGTAATTGATTACTTCTTTATAAATTTTTCCACACTTCTTACATCTTTGAATAACTACATGACCAATTGCTTTTCGTTTTTCAAGTTCTTTCTTTAACCTTTCTTCATATGCTGGTTCAAGATTATCTCGAATCAATTCAATAACTTTTTCTTCTGATATACCTTTTTCTTTCAATATCTTAAGAAATTCATCCTGAAACTTAATTTTTATTTCTCCAAAACATTCCCAAAGTAGATTTCTCATTGATGAATAAAGTCCTTCATCATAAAAATCTTCATTGTGAATCAATTCATATTCATGTTCACATTCAGGATTTTTATGATTATCAAATAAAAACCATCCCATATTTATATTTCCTTTAATTATTTAAAATTGTCAAAGCTCTAATATATCTATTAGCCAAACTATTATTTTTTTCTATAAAACAATTAAACAAATTATCTTCAAGATCTAACATTTTTATAATAGATCCAAGATAGTTAGGTTTAACTTTATTTTTAATATATTCCATATATGACTGATTTTTATCTCGTGTAATAGCAGCTAACCCATTAAATACATCTTTAATAAAATCTTTTTCAAAAAATTCATTAAAAGTATTAAAATAAATATCTTTCAATTTATCTATATTGTATTCTGTATCTTCTGCAACATCATGAAGTAATGCAATAATTTGCAACTTTAGAGACAATTCTGTATTAGTTGGATAATGATTTATTACAGAATTAAATACACGGAGTGAATGTTTATATACATAACTTTCTTTATCAAAATATTTATTTAAATCATTTTTAATTTTAAAAATAACAACATTATCCATTTTATTATAATCCCTTTCACATAATATTCATATTATTAATATAATAGAAATATTAAATTTTTAAAATAAAAAGGATGTTTATAATTAAATAAACATCCTAAATTTTATTATAACTTGTTGTAATGTATTACACACATAGTGGAGTAAGTGAAATTTCCTTATTATTCTTATTAGTTTCAATTACAACACGATTAAAACTCATATTACGATTCTTAACCGATGGATGAAGATTTACCATGGTAAGTGGATATCCATTAACAACAGGAAAATTACACCTACGTTCGATATCAGAACGAGATCCATCCTGTGTTAGAATAATCTTACCAGTACGAGTTAGATCATTCACAACATAATAACAATTCTTAGTATTCCAACCAGCTTCAGCAATAGCATCCACAGGAACATTAATCCTAGTAAGACTATTATTCATATCAGCCACAACATCATTAACCCATGCATTCTTCTTGTTCTTCATTTTTAAGATTCCTTTCTTTTAAATTGTTAAAATTGTATTGAAGAAAATATTAACTTACATAAAAATTAAATCATACTTATTATCCTTTCTTTAATAGTACTTATCCTTTTTCCAACAATTACACTAACTTTTAGTTAGTTCATTTTCACCAATAAGTTCAGGTTTATAAGTATAACTAAATTTATCAACCAAATAAAGATGATTTACACAACACTTTTTACATTTTCAATTTTCCTCTATTAATTCAAAATCAAGAACATGATCCACTTTATTATTGTACCTTTTATTCAATTCACGAAATGCACCAGGAACAACACCATATTCTTCATCTATAGGTATTATTTCAGTATGAACTTTATCAGAACCTTTGAAAGTAAATTTCACTTTAAATTTTTGATAATCATCGAATAATAGATTAATTATTCTTTTGTTTTTGGCTTTGTTTTGTTTAATAATGGTTTTACATTCAGGAGAACAAATATATTTTCCATTTTCCAACTTAAACATTACCTTACCACACTTTGGACATTTCATTTTTCACCTTTTTATTTTAATTTATATTATAATATAATAGAAAGTTCAAAGAACTAAACTAATAAATATTTTTTGAATTAAGTTGATTTTTAAGCCATTCATTAAATTCTACTTCACTTTCATGAGTCCAAATAAAATGATGAAGAATCATTCGCTTTACTTCAGCAAGAATATCTTCAAAATTTGCCTTAATTCCTCGAGATGCATGTTCTAGATAAAATGAAGGTTGTTCCGACTGATAATTCATACCATGAATAAAAATATGTACAAATCCAGGTCTCACATTTTCAATACTAACAATCAATTCATTTACATAAGTACGAACAACAAATGAATTCATTCAATTACCTCTTAACTTTAATTTATATTATAATATAATAGGTATTTTGAAGAAATAAACTAATTTTTATTCATTACTTTTAAAACTTTTTCAACTAATTCAGTAAAATCATTATAATAATATTCTATTTCATTTTCTCCTGCACTATGTCCATGATCCCAAGCAGCTTCAAAAATTATTTTACGTACTTCAAGTGGAAAATTGCCATAAGTAATATTATTAAAAATTCTTTCCTTTTCCGCATGAATTTCTGCCATCTTTTGAGCAATAGATTTAGTATTCATTTATAATTACCTCTTTTTTCTATTAATTACTTGATTTCAGTAACTTCAGTAACATAATCATACTTAAATTCATTTTCAATACCCCACTTATCGAGGGCTTCAGATGCATCCATAGCTTCAATAACAGTCTTCTTTTCAACAAAATCAAAAACTGCAACAACTTCAAACTTCTTCATTTATAATTACCTCTTAGATTTAGTTTATATTATAATATAATAGGTATTTTGAAGAAATAAACTAATTTTTAATATAATTTTCAATTATAAAAATACAACAAAAACCAGTTTGTAAATTTAGGAATCAAAAATTTACAATAAAATTAAGTTAGCAGCTTAACACCTGGTTTATAAACAAAAATGGCTGCTTCTCTGGGCATCGAACCCAGCTCGCACGGCTTAACAGGCCGGCCGCACCCCCTGTGCGTTAGAAGCAGTAAAAACTGGCTTTTTAAATGTGCACGCTTTAAAATAACGTAAGCCACCCCGGATAATCTAATAGAAACTTCTTCATCAGGAGTTACCACATTCCCTCATATTTCTATCCCCATCTATTCCTCAAGATTATCATCTCCTGGACGGTTTAGGCAGCCCTATGTAAGAGGTAACCTCTGCCCGTATTCTAAAAATTAATTCCTATTCCATAGATTGACTAGATCTTGGAAAGATCAATAAATTTGGAATTCTAAGTTTTCAATCAATAATATAGATTTCCAAATCCCATCAAAAATAACTGAAATAAGATTAGTCAGTCTTATTCCCATCACCATGGACTCGAACCACATCCATGCCACACCCAGGGGCCGCTCTACCGATTAAGCTAAATGACACATTATTCTTAATGAATCTTATCGGAATCTTATTTAATTTTCAATTAGCTTCATTTTATATTTATAATATAATCATAAAAAAATAAAAATAAACTAATTTTTTAAAAAATTATCCAAAAAAGTCAATTAAATCATTTTTAGAAATAGGTGTAGGTTCAGTAGACCATTTTGGAATTACTGGAGAATTATTCTTTGGATCAAGCTGAATATACCTAATAAGATTTAAAGTATAATATTTACGATCTTTATCAATTAGAAGGAGTTTAGTTTTATTTTCTCTATTAATAAAAGAACCAATTGCATTAAAACATGGATCACTATTTTTAGCTGCTACTTCAGCTTCAGCTTTTTCTTTAGCTTCACGTTCTTTCATTTCAGCATAAGTCATAACTTCATGATTATCATTTTCCATACCCATAATAATACTATTCCTTTCTTTTTGGTTTTACTTCTATATTTAATAATAATCATTAATACAATAAAATAAACATCTAAAATAAATAATATTAAATATTAATAGAAAATAATATATGAAATATCAATTAACAAAATTCAATAATATATGCAAATTATTACTTGAAAGTTTTAAAAATAATAGTTTTGATATATTAAATTCTAATAATTTTCCTAAAGCACATAAATATAATAATTTTCCAGAAGGTAATGATATAGATATAACAAATGAATTAATTAAATATAAATTAAACGATGATATTTCAAAAGTAATATTAGATAAACATTGTATTAAATCAGTAAAAGATGATGAAATACATGGAATAAATTATATAAATTTACCAAAAGCTAGATTTTTTAAATTTGTAACAAAATGTATTAATACTTCATTAAATAATTTAATTAAACGTAAAAAACCGATTAACTTATACTATGACTCATTTAGAGTTGAAGAAGAGTTTAAAGATTTAAATACTGGATATGAATTTAAAATTGGATTTAAATCTGAGGCAAAATCTATATGTGAAATTGAAATTAGATTAATAACTATTTTTTATAGTAATACTCATCAAAATAGAGAAAAACGAAAAATAGAAACATCTAATGGAAAACAAACTTCATATATTACTCAAAAATTATTTTTAGAAAATATTAAATTATCAAATGATATATTAATTAAATCAATTAAATTCTTTTTTATCTAAATAACATTTTGTAACTTGTAATGCATTAGAATCATTTAATACTTCATCTAATTCTGTTTTTATACAACCTATTTTAGTTATTTTATTATTTTTACTATCAGTTAAAATAACATTACAAATTGAAATAATTAAATCATTATCATTTATAATGAATTTAATTTGTTTTTTAGTAAAAAATTTTTGAATGGTTTCATCAATAAAAACTTGTTCTTTATTATTTTCATATTTAATATTATCTTTGAAATAATTTTTAAATCTATCAAAATTTTTAATTATATTATTTTTTAATTTTTTCATTTATAATATTACCTATTTTTTAATCTAAATGTTATGAAATTTACTTAATGATGAATTAATAATAAGTCTAAAAAACGATTTATGCGATAAATTTTCTATTCCTTTTTTAATCATATCATTTGAAAAAACATAGCAAATACCAATATAATTATTATTAATTTTTTTAATTGGAATAAAAATACCAATTTGATTATTTATATTTATTTCATAAAATATAAGCCTAAAATATTTAAATCTAAAATTAGTACAATCAAAATCAACTATTTTTTTTATTTATATCTATAGTTGAAAATGCAGATATAAAGTCTTTTTTAATACTTTGATATATAGAATCATTATACCATTTAGTATTTTTTAAAAATTTATATATATTTTTAATTTTTAACATCATTTTTTACCATTAATATAATTATTTTTATTAAAATTACTATTTAATAATAATCATTAATATATTAAAATAAATAAAAATTACTATTAATATATTACTTTTTTTACTTCAGACTTAGTTAAACGAACATAATCGTTTTTAGTTGCAAAATAATATATAAGTTTTTCTTTTTGTGCAGTAGTAATTAAAGTTTCACTATCTAATATAGTTACACTGCAAGTCATTATACTATAATCTTGCATATTTTTTATTTCTTTTTTAGTTAAACTTATACAACCTAAAAATACAACTTTAAACAACCATTTGTTAAAATATTTTGATATAGGTTGACCAAATATATATTCTTTACCTATAATATATTTTTTAAGTTTATGTTTATTAAAATCATTAGATAATCTTTCAATAAAACTAAATCTATCAGTATTAACTAATATATCTTTATACTGATGATCATTATAAATCTTATCTAATACATACGTATAGTCATTTAATACAAATTTTGCATTTACTTTATCTGTGTTCATATTTATCTTTTATTAAGTATAATTTATTTAATAAAACTATACAATAGTCATTCTTTATATTACTTTTTAAACCAAAATGAAATATATTATCATATTCATATGGGTTATTTGATTTCATATGTAAACAACCTAAAAATGTTGCATTACTACATTTATATCCATTATCATATATATATGTATTACCAATAACTAACCTATTTAGCATTTTATACTGATTAGAATTATTATATGTATTTTTTATTAAAATAAAATCATTATTCAATCTTTCAACAAAATCAGAAAAAGATAAAGATGAATCAAATAAAAAATATTCTCGAATATCTTTATATATTTTTTGCAAAGTTAATAACATATTGTCATTTAATATTAAATATCTATTTACTTTATTAGTATTCATTTTACTTCTTTTATTAAATATAGTTTATTTAATTGAACAGCACAATAATCATTTTCTATCATAGTTTTTGCTTTTATACCAAATGCACATATATTAGCACAATCAAGAATATTATTTGATTCAATATGTATACCACCTAAAAATATAACATCATAAATTAAAGTACGATTAGTTTTTTTTATATGGATAAACAAAAGTATATGTATTACCTATAATTAACTTATTTAACATTTTATATTGATTATGATACTTATTTTATATATATATAAAATCAGTATATAGTCTTTCAATAAAATTAGAATATGAAATTAAATTTTCAAATGGATATACTTCTTGAATATCATTATATATTTTTTGAATGGTTAACTTATAATCATTTAATATAAAAGATATATTTACTTTATCTATTTGCATTTTAATTAACTATCTCTTTAACTTTATTATTACATTGAACTAAATCCATTATTGTAAAATTATTTGATATATCATTATGTACAGCAAACACACATAATATACTGTTAAATATTGTATCTTTAATATTACATGGTTCATATTTAATATTTAAACAACCTAAAAATGTAACTTTAATCTCATCCTCATAAATATATTGTTGACTAATTACATAATTACTTAATATAGGTTTATTTAAAATAATATCCAACTTATTGTTACGTATATATTGATAATCATTAAATAATCTTTCAATTAAACCTGAATAAGTCAAATATATATTAAATTGATACCATAAATATTTTTGTAATTCTATTAAATTTAATCTATAATCATTTAAAATTAAATGGTTATTTAGTTTAGTTGTATACATATTCCAATTAATACAATTTCATATAAAAACAATTCTATTATTAAATTATAATATTATTTTTCTGAAAGTAAATGAATTTTCCACTTTTTAACAGCATTATATGAAATATTATATAATTTTGCAATTTCTGGAATTGATTTAGTTTTAAGTAAATTAATTTTTTCTTCATTAGATATTTTTATTTTTCTTGTATTTTTATACATACATTCTGTTGAACAATATTTTTGATCTTTATTTTTAATTTCTTTTCCACAAATTAAACAATAATGAATTGAAGATTTAATTTTTTGAATTCCTTTCTTTTTATATCCAGAATCAAATTTATTAAATTCATAAATAGGTATATCTTTTAATTCTATTAAATCATTTATAAAATCTAAATAATTTTGTTGTTGAATAAAATAAATTTTTACATTAGGATTTTGATCTAAAACAGCATCCATTTTTATTTTATCTTTATCTGAAAAATATCCTTTTACTTCAATGTATTCATCATATTCAGGTAAATAAAAATCTGGATTATATGTTTTTTGTATATCATCAATAAAATAGTTTAAATATTTATTTCTTATCCATAATATATTTAATTCATTTAATTTTTGTGCAATATTATATTCCCATAATCCTCTAACAATAAATTCTTCATTTTTAACATTTTTAACTTTATACCATTTAATATCTTTAAATCCGCCCGAATTTTCAGTATTTGATAAATAATCTGATCTAAGTTTTGAAAGTTTTTCTTTTGTTTCTTTTGAATGAGGAGATCTTTTAACTTTTATTTTTCCATTTATATAATTTTCATGGAATTTATTAGAAGCATTTTTAATACGTATATCGGTTTCTTTTGTTAAACCTTTATTCCAAACACAGCTTGGTTTCCAAGAATTCCAAATTTTTCTATTTGGATTTTGTTTACATCTAACTTCATGACAACCAAGTGATAAATTTGATTTACACTCTTTTCCACAATATTGACAATATTTCATAATTATTTTTACCTTTATTTTTATAATGTCATTACTGGTGACATTATTATTTAATTTAATTCAATTAATTATTTATTAAAAATAAAAAAAGAATTCAAATTATAACTAACTTGAATTCTTATTAATTGAAAGGCCAGTAACCTTTCATAATTTTTACTGGTCCTCCGGGATGGAATTGAACCATCTACCCGATGCTTATCAAACTCAATTACTTTCTTAAACCAACTGCAATTTCATTTGGAGTACACCACTACCATATTCATTACTGAACTTAGGTCTCTGCCGTCTACTCTCTCCACATTCCACAAACATTAAATTTGTGTTAGCTCGGCGGTTCTCACAAGTCATTTATCTCTTGTGCATTCCCCGACTTTGACAGAATTCACTTTAATCATTTCTAATTAAAGGCTCTTTTTCTATATCAGTTGTTGGTACTCATATAGTTATAAAAGGCATCTGCTCTCACCGGTGAGCTACCGGAGGTTATTTAATTTTTAATCAACATTCATTTTATATTTATAATATAAATAAGTAAATCAAAAAATAAACTGAATAAATAATAATATATATTAAAAATTTTGGTAAACTGGTATGAATGCTTTTGACAAAGCTTATTTGAATATAATAAATGAATGGAATTCTAATCTTTTATTAGAGGCTAATATAAAGTCTTTAACATCTAATATTCAGCAAAGATTAATAGGTAATAAATCATATCAAGAATTAAATGATGAAGAAAAAGAAGAATTACAAGATGATATAGATGCAACATTAAGATATATAGAACGTAAAGTAAATGAAATAACAGATAATAAACAATATCAAAGTTGGATATATAATATATTAAAATCTAATGAAATTGATTATAAAGATATGAAACCTATATCTAACGCATTATTAGATTTTAATAAATTAAATAAAAGACCAGATTTAAAACCACAACAAAAAAATATTCAAAATTACTCTACTTTAAATGAGTTAAATGAATTTATTGATAATTTTAAAACTGAACATAAATTACAAACAAATATATATAAAAAATTAAAGAAAGTTTATAAAAATTCTGAATTTACAGTATATTTCATTAATAAAGATCAATATATAGAATGCAATAAATTATTTGGTGGTATAGATTATTTTAATACAGGTTGGTGTGTAGCTAAAAGTGAAGAACATTTCAATAACTATATATATGCTGAACCAGATAAATTTAATGGATATTTTGCATTTATAAAAGATAATAAACCATTTGCTCTCTTACACTATGGTAGTGGTCAATTTAAAGATACTTCAGATGATACGTTAAAAGATAATAATCCAAATATTATTGATTGCTTATATAATATAGATAGTAGTTTAAATTCATATGTAGATAATAGAGATTTATCCTATTATAAAGAATTTATAGAAGAAAAATGGCTGCAAGCTAATCCTAATAAATCTAAAGAAGAATTTATTGCATATTATATTGGTGGAAAATATAATAAAGAAACTAATACAATAAATTGTAATGGTAATAGCTTTAAATTTAAAGATGAATGGTTTGATGAAAATGGCACTTTTAATTTTACCTTTACCAATACATCAGATACCTTAAATCATATGTTTTTTAATTGTAAAAAATTAAGAACGTTACCGAATAATTTTACTATTCCAGAAGGTACTAAATATTGTGTAGAAATGTTTGATGGTTGTGTAAACTTAGAAAAATTACCAGATAATTTTACTATTCCTAAAGGTGTTATAGATTGTACATGGATGTTTAGAGAATGCAAAAAATTAAAAGAATTACCAGATAAATTTACCATTCCATCTTCTGTTCGTGCTTGTCCATGGATGTTTACTGAATGTGATTCATTAGAAAAATTACCAGATAACTTTTCAATACCAAAATTTTCAATACATAATGATATATTTACATACACTCCAATTGAAACAATTTACGATATAGAAGATTTACTAAAATAAATTTATATTATATATAATAATATATAATTATTTTTTATTTAAAAATATAGAAATATGAGTAATCAAATAGTTTTCTGGACAAGTTATAGTGATAATAATATAGATGTATTCAATAAAAGTCTACAAAATCATGAAAGATATTGTAATCTTCATAATTATGATTTAATTAATTACAAAGAACCATATAACAAATACATTGATACACAACGAATATTAGACCTTTTAGAAAAATATGAAATGGTTATTAGTTTTGGTACAGATATTATTATAAAACGTATGTTTGATCCAATTGAAATGTATATAAACAATTATACTCGGTATTACCATGTGTAAAGAATTTAATCCGAGACAAACTTTAAACCGGAGACTTTATCATATATCCAAAATGTGAAGAAACTTATAAAATATTAGATTTTATTAAAGAACATCAAAATAAATATAGTGATCGGTCAACATATTTTAAATGAATTAGCAAGTAAACAATTATATAAAATTTATGAATCACTATATTTACAAATTGCTGCTCCAATTATGAATCCAAATGTGGATTATTCTTCGGTAAATTTAAACAAATTTCTTTCTTTTCATTATCATACTATGCGGTGGTTATCCTTTACCAAAAAAGAAATTTGAATTCATGGAAAAAGATGTTAAATAGCAAGTTGTATAAATAATTGATTAAATTTATCCATAATTAATTAATTCCAAAATATTCTTTTAATGTAATTGATGAATCTATAGCAGATTCAGCAAATATTGGAGTACCTTCATTTTTTGCTTTATCATAAAATGAAAATACTTTTGTTACTATATCTTTTGGCTGTTTAACAGAACAAAATTTATGAAATTCAGCCACAGTACAATTTAAAAAATCTTCATATGTATCAATTTTAATCATATATTTTAATTCATTTATTTTTATATTATTATAATAATATTTAATTTTAATTTTTAAATATTGTTTATTTTATTAAAAACTTGAATTCATGGAAAAAGATGTTAAATAAAGAGGTTATTGCTTATTAGTTTCAGTTAACAATTCCCAATAATTTTCTCCATATTTTTCTTTTGCATATGTTAAATATATTTCCATATCTTTTTTAAATAAAATTTTTAATTTTAAATCTTTAGGAAATTGATCAAATTTTGCTTGTACTTTATCATTCATACAACCTTTTATTTCTATATATGTATCATTTATTATAAAGTCTGGATAATATCTTCTTTTTTTATCATCTAAAATGTATTCAAATCCGAGTTGTATTTCTTTCAAATTTAATACCGATGTTCAATATTATATATTACAAATGCTAACTCCCAACTACTATCACACCAATATCCTTTATACCATCCTTGTTTAAATCCTTTTGTAGTTTTTCCTATTCTAAAATGAGTCATTCCATTAACTATTTTATCTATTTCTTTAGAAGTATGTGTTCTACCAGACCATGATGGTTTTAATTCTCCATTTTTATATCTTTGTGATAATCTTTTACCTCTTTCTTTAAGTAATTGATTATTATATTTTGTTAAACCTTTACTCCAACCTTGTCTTTGTCTGCTTTCTTTTGTATATTTATTAGCACATAATTTTCTATTAAATACTTTTCCATTTTCTGAATACATTGATTTTATAATTTCTGAATTCTTTTTTCTTAAAGCCGGACATTGTGCAGAAAATGGATGGCAACACCATTTACCATTTTTTAATTGATATTCTGCATATTCACCACAATATGCACAAATATAAGGAGTAATATTTATAGATTTATCAATTTTATTAGGATTATCTTTTAATTGTTTATACCCTAATTCTTTTGTAGCATTCCATTTTTCTTTAGTTTTTAAAGAAATCTGCTTTCTTTTTTCAGGACAAGATGCTTGATTTTTTGAACAACACCATTTACCATTTTTAAATTGATATGTAGCTGGTTGACCGACAATAAACACATAAATGTTCTTTTTCTTGCATAATAAAATTTCCTTATTTTAGATTTAGCATATTATTATTTATTAATTTAAAATAAAAAACGCCATTAATAATTAAGGAAATTTCCAAAAAGATCGCTAAATCTATTATTAATGACGTATAATATTCTGGTACCGGGAACGGGAATCGAACCCGTATGGATTTCTCCGACAAATTTTGAGTCTGCAAGTAGTTGGTAATCAACAATTTACACCATTAATTGGACTATCTCACACCATACAATATTTCTATTGTTTAGGTTCTCGGACGCTCTAGCTGGTTATTAAGATCACTCTGATAATTTATCAAGATCTCCAGTAGTCTCTGCACGTTTCTAAAATGTATTTTAGAAGTCGCTCAGGAACGGTAATGGTACCTTCTTCTGAATTCACCCGATGTTATTATGTTTGTTTTACTGTCTTAGGCAGTTATCCCCTTATAGTTTCCTTATAAGGCGCAGCGGACATATATTTTTTATTATTGCGTCTGCCTATTCCGCCATCCCGGCATATTTAAAAGAATTATTAATAAAGTCTTTTCAACTCCTTACTGGAATTAATAACCATTATCTATGTCTCTATACTCGCTTGAACACGCCTCACTCATATTTCAGAGAACTACATAGTTTTCTAATTACTCAGTATTGAAAAGTAATGTTATAGTTTAGTTCAAGAGATGTTTGCCATTCATTGATTAGGCAACGGCATCGCATCAATAACCTGCTCCACTCCTCTTGGAATATCAATATAACCATTTTCATCTGGACGCACGTGAATTACCTTTTACAGTAACACTCTCGGGTGTTTATACCTTTTGCAAAGTAATAACAACAATATTACATATGATAATTATTATTATACTTTTACTAATATTCACAACGAATGGAATAATTTTTACTTTATCAACATTCTTTTTATTTAATTTTCAATCAACCCTATTAAAAATCAAATATTATTCATTAGCATACGTTTATTTAAGGCCGGCTTACTTTTAGGAATAAATTCCACATATACACCTTAAAATATTTCTATTATAAGGACGACTCAACCGGTAGTCGCTTGAATAATATTTAATTTTCAATCAGCTTCATTTTATATTTATAATATAATAAAGAAAAAGTAAAAATAAAAGAATAAATAATAATATATTGAAAAAATTTTAAGGATTTTTATGAATATTTTTGATAAAACATATTTGAATATAATAAATGAATGGAATTCTAATCTTTTGTTAGAAGCTAATTTAAAGTCTTTAATACCATTAATACAAGATAATTTATTAATGGGACAAACATATCAGAATTTAGATGATGAAGACAAGAAAGGTTTACAATATAATATAAATAAAATTTTAAATAATATTGAATCTAAAGTAAATGAAATAACAGATAATAAACAATATCAAAGTTGGATTTATAATATATTAAAAAATCAAGATGTTGATTATGTAGATTTAAAACCAATTGAAAATGCTATATTTGAATTTAATAAACTTGCCAAAAGACCAGATTTAAAACCTAATCAAAAGAATATTCAAAATTATAAATCTTTAAATGATTTACTTGTATTTATAGATAATTTTAAAGAAGATCATAAATTACAAAGTAATATATATAAAAATTTAAAGAAAGTATATCAAAATGATGAATTTACAGTATATTTTATAAATAAAGATCAATATGAAGAATGCAATAAATTATTTGGAGGAACCGAATATTTTAACACAGGTTGGTGTATAGCTAAGAATAAAGAATATTTTAATAGATATATATATGAATCTAAAGATAAATATAATGGTTATTTTGTATTTATAAAAGATAATAAACCTTATGCTTTACTTCATTATGGATCAGGTCAAATTAAAGATACTTCAGATAAACCATTAAAATTAAAAAATTCAAATATTATAGATTGTTTATATAATATTAATAATAATATAAAAGATTATGAAAATGATTATGAATTGTTATTTTATAAAGAATTAATACTTAATGATAAAAAGTTAATAATTAACACTTGGTTAAAACAACATCCAGATAAAACAAAAAAAGATTATATTGCAAATCAAATTGGTGGAGAATATGATGCTAAAACTAATACATTAGATTGTAAAGGTAATCATATTAGATTTAAAAATGAATGGTTAAATAATGAAGGTACATTTGATTTTAATTTAATTAATATGTCTGATAATTTAAATCTTATGTTTTACATTTGTACTGATTTAAGAAAACTACCAGATAATTTTATTATTCCAGAAGGTACTAAATCTTGTACTTATATGTTTCAAGATTGTGTAAATTTAACAGAATTACCTAATAATTTTGTTTTACCAGATAGTATTAATACATGCTATTGTATGTTTCATAATTGTTTTAAATTAGAAAAATTACCAGATAATTTTACTATTCCAGATAATGTCAAAGATTGTCATAATATGTTTAATGGATGTTTTGATTTAAAAGAATTACCTAAGAATTTTTCTATACCTAAAAATAGTAATTATGACAATATATTTAAAAATTCAGGTTTAGAAGGTAAATATAATCCAAAAGATTTATTAAGATAAAATGAATAAGTTTGAGCAAGCATATTTGAATATAATAAATGAATGGAATTCTAATTTACTTTTAGAAGCTAATTTAAAGTCTTTAATTCCTAATATTCAACAAAAATTAATAGGTAATAGAACATATTCAGAATTAACTGATAAAGAAAAAGAAAATTTACAAAATGATATTAAATTATTTTTAGATACAATTAAAGATAAAGTAAATGAAATAACAGATAATAAACAATATCAATCATGGATTTATACTTGTCTTAAAAATAATGAAATAAATTTAACACCAAATAACGTAAATAAACTAAAATCATTATTATTAGAATTTACTAGATTATGTAAAAGACCCGATTTAAAACCAAATCAAAGAAATATAGAAAATTATAAATCTTTTAATGATTTATTTGCATTTGTAGATTCATTTAAAGAAGAACACAAATTACAAAGTAATATATATAAGAATTTAAAGAAAATATATAGTAATGATGAATTTACAGTATACTTTATAAATTCAAATCAATATGAAGAATGTAATAAGTTATTTGGTGGAAATGAATATTTTAATACTGGATGGTGTATAGCTAAAAATAAAGAACATTTTAATAGATATATACAAGATGAACAAGATAAATATAATGGATATTTTGTATTTATAAAAGATAATAAACCATTTGCTCTTTTACATTATGGAAGTCAACAATTTAAAGATACTTCAGATAAAACTTTAAAAACAGATAATTTAAATGTAATAGATTGTTTATATCATATTAATAATAATTTAGATAATTATAATAAAAATGATTTAAAATATTATAAAAATCAAATATTTTTAAAAGAAAATCCAAATGCGACTAAAGAAGATTTAATTGCATTTGAAATAGGTGGGGAATATGATCTAAAAACTAATACAATAGATTGTAAGGGTAATTATGTGCATTTTAAAAATGAATGGTTAGATGAAAATGGTACATTTAATTTTAATTTAATTAATACATCTAATAATTGGAATTATATGTTTTATACTTGTAGTAATTTATTAAAATTACCAGATAATTTTAAAATTCCAGAAAATATTAAATACTGTACTTCTATGTTTAGCTATTGTATTAATTTAAAAGAATTACCAAATAATTTTACTATACCAAATAATGTTCAAAGATGTGATTTAATGTTTTATGAATGTAAAAAATTAAAAGAATTACCAAAATCATTTACAATTCCTGAAAATAGTTCTTATAAAGATATATTTTATTATTCAGGATTAGAAGGTAAATATAATCCAAAAGATTTATTAAGATAATATGATCTTTAAAAGATATAAAAAATTATAAAATTAAGTTTAATTTATAAATGTTTTTATAAGTTTTAATCTAATACCTAAATATTAATTTTAGTATTTAAAAATACAAGTGAGTAGATCAATATACCCCATATAATTTACTATCAAGGAGTTTATAATCAATTGTTATAAACTTAATCTTGTATAGATTTTAAAACTTACTGTAAAAGTTTTACTTACAAACAGTTAAACATATTTAATGTTTTTACTTTGTAAAACTATATACTTTTAATATTTAATTTTTTATCAACGCAAATATTCAAAAATCTTTTAAATATTATATATTTATTTATAAAAAATTTTATATTATTTATAAATTTTTATAACTTTTTATGATATTATTTAATATAAAAAAGGTCAATTAAATTGACCTTTATCATTTTTAAATAAATTCCTATTCCATAGATTAGCTAGATCTTGAAAAGATTAATAGAATTTGACTATTTATTTACATTTTAAACTTATCTTTCTAATTATTCTTCACGTTAAACTACCAGACCAAATTGCTCGGGCTAGAATGGATTCGAACCATTACCTTTTAGATCAAAGTAAAAAACTTTATCAATAACCAAATCCTCATCTTTAAAAGTGGAAAAACTAATAGCCAATTAGTAATTCATGCCACTTACTGATTTGAACAGTGTCTCCCACCAATATTCATGTGGTTGTTCTACCATTTGAACTATTATGACTCACTTCTAAAAAAGAATCTTATCAGAATTCTATTTAATTTTCAATCAACCAAATAAAAAATATTTACCAAATCGATTCAGATGTTCCATACATCAATACCCAAATCAAAAATGCACTGATTCCAAGAATAACCAAACTTTCACCAATAAATTCTTTTACGTCAAACTTTTTCATTCTTTTTCCTTATATTTGATATATTATAATATAATAGAAATATTTAAAAAATAAACTGTTTAATTAAAAAGAGGGCCGAGTAATGGACCATATCAAAAGTCTCAAAAACCATTACTCGGCAGTTGTTAAATTGGCCCGCGTGAGTGGATTCTTACCACAGTCCTCTCAATTCGTCAATTGAGTATGCTTTACATTTATCACCATGTTCTGCGGATATTTTATTTTTCAAAAAAATGGTGCGTCGCCCGAGACTCGAACTCGGTACCACCACATTAACATAATGTTTAATACGCAATACTTTAAACATCATCGACTATACCAACATCCGTTCTGGATGGCTGCCGTCTAGTCTGTACACATTCCCACATATTTCTATATGGTTAGCTCTGCGATAATTATCGGTTGTTTATTTCCAATACGTCCCCAGAATTTGACAGCTTTTCACTATAAATATTCCTATTTATAGGCTCCTACATCTAGTTTATTTTCAACTTAAGTAGTTGAGTGCGAACTAGTTAAACAAGTGTGATGCTCTAACCTGATGAGCTAGCGACGCAATATATTTAATTTTCAATCAGCATTTATTTTATATTTATAATATAATAAAAGGAAAACAAATATAAACTTATTTTTCAAAAAACTCTTTAATATTAGTTATAATTTGTTTACGTTCTTCTAAAGTTAATTTTTTATACCTACTCCAACGTATTCTTTTACCAATCCATCCATTATCAGATAAAAATTTTGTTCTTTCTTTATCAATATTAATTGTTTTTTTATCAGTATAATGACTTTCACCATCAATTTCTAAATATTTTTTTAAATCTTGATTATAAAAATCTAATTGATATTTTCCAACTTGTAAATGAAAATGAGCATTAATATGTTGTGTAGTAATAATATAATTAAAATATTTTTCCGGATAGGACATTTTTGAACTATGATTTAATAAATACGGAACTTTTTCTGGATGTTCACTTAAATATTTTTTCTTATTTCTGAGATATGTTTTTTCTGTTCTTCAGTCCAATGTTTTCCTTTAAATGATGGAATTATTTCACCGATTTTTATATCTTTGTTTTAATGTATTTGCTCTTTTTCTTACTCTTTCATCTGTTTCTTTAGTTAAACCTTTATTCCATATTTGTCTATCCTTTCTAACATGTAAAAGTTTATTGTGTTGTAATAATAAAAATCTGGTTTCAAAAATTTTATCACATAATGTACATTTCCAAGTTCCATATGGTGCTTTTGATTTATTTTTTGGCCAATTACATACATGATGTTTGGTTTGTTTACCTACATAAACATGAGAACAATGTTTAGAACAAAATCTTCCACTTCCATAAGAGCCATCATGCTCTTTACCACAACTTTCACAAATAAATTTATCCATAACTATTATACTAAAAAATCCTTAAATTTGGTTACGGACAAATTTAAGGACTTTATTAAATCTAGAAAACTAGATATATTTTTAAATTAATTCAGAATCCTAAAATTAACCGTAACTTTAATTTTATTTTTCTATAATTATTTATTATTTTCTGGATAAAAATAGGTATTTTTTAAATAAAAATATAAAAAAATCTAAGTTTAATTAAATAAACTTAGATTAAATATTATTCAGTTTAATATAAATTAATATTTTAAATAAACTTTTTTACCCATTCTTGAGCTTCTGCTAATTCTTTTTTGGTAGGAATAAAATGACCATTTTCATCGCATTCATGAACAATATATTTATTAGTAAAATTTGTTGCACGAGAAGTTTTTCTTGCTTCTCTATCATGATCACGCCAATTTTTTGCAAACCATTTAAGTTTTTCATCAGATCTAACAGTAGCAAGATCAGTTTTATTCATAGCAATTAGAGAATCGTATTCCCAATCATGAAGAATAAATTCGTGAGCAATTTTAAACATCATATCTTCTTTATAATCACCATATTTTGCAACAAACTTAAATACACCAAACATATTAAATCCTTTCTTTTTGTTATATTATAATATAATAGAAATTTTTATTAAATAAATAAAAATGGTTTAAAATTGTAATTTTAAATCATTTAAATACTTCAATTTAATTTTGTTTAAATATTAATCATCAGTATCAACACCGAGTTGTTCTAATTCTGACGCTAAAACTTGAACTTCTTTAAATATTTTGATATAATAATAAGTAGCATATAGATCTATTTTACCTGCTTTCCATTCTTCAAATTCTTTTTCTGATGGAATTTCATGATATTCATTTTCTGTTCTATTATACATTAATTTATTAGTATCTCTATCTAAAACAATACCTGATTTATCTGCTCTTACATCATAATTTCTACCAATACTTACTGTATTCCAGAATTTACTTAATGCATCTTCTAATGATGTAGCACCTTTAATAGTTTCATCAAAAGTTGTACTTCCAACATATTTACCTTCACCATTTTCATAATTATCGGTATATGTTTCTTGTTCAACTATAAATGTATAATTACCAGCAGAATCAACTGGATGATCAGCATCTTCATTGATTACAACATCTTCTCCATCAAATGTATCTGGATTTTCAGTACCATCAAAATAAACGGATAATGATTTAAATTCATTCCATGAATTTTTATTTAATACAAACCACCAATATCTTCCTGTACCATTATCTGCTGGATCAGGATAATATATATAACAATAATCACACTGTTTACCTTGATTGATCATTTGATCAAATGAAAGATTTTTATATTTTTTTGCACGAGTTGGTATTTCATCTTCAAACCAGTCACACATATCAACTTCTGGTTCTAATTGACGCATTTCAGAACGACTATCATAACAAAGTTCAGAAATTTTATTTATATCATTATAATTTGTATATAAAATTTCACCAACTCCACCTTTAATATATCCATCATATTTTACATCAAATCCAGAAAATAATCCAGTATTTGGATTTTTAATAAATACTGCAGCATATGTACTCATATTATTTTTAATTCCTTTATGTTAATCCTTAATAATATAATTATTTATTATTATTTATTTATTTTGTTACTATATCTTTCCAATGCCATTTGATATTTATCCAGCCAGCAAATATGTCATTATAATAATTATCTCCTTCATAATCAATTATAATAGATCCAATTCGTTTAACTTTAATTGAATTTAAACACCAGTGTTCTTTTGTATATGGTGCATCTTCAACATATTTAGCTACTTTTTTAGGAGTATAAATAACTGAATTTTTGTTTATAAGTAATTCATATACATAATATGTATAATTATACATTACTCCACACATAGCAACTAAACATTTATCAATACTACTACAACAACAAATTCTTGGTATAGTAGTATCTTCAAATCCTAATTCTGCTTGTTCTGGAATTCTAGGAGTTAATTCAAATAAATTATTATTTGTTGAAATATGATAAAGTTTATATCTCATTTTTAATAAATATCAAACCAATTCATCATTACGCTAAGTGCTTCATCATAAGAATGTGAAGACGTAACTTCTTTTACAAATTCATTCACTTTATCTTTCATATTATTTTCTTTAAGTGCGTGTGAACAAATTCCAATCAAATTGAAAACATTTCCATCTTCACCAACCAGTTTAACTTTAATACCTGTTTTACTCATTATTTCATTTCCTTAATTATTTTTAGGTGCATACCAAATACAATGAGAATAATCATTAGCATTTATGATTTTTGAAATTCTTATTTCATAAGGAATATTTTCATCATATCTATCAGGATCAAAATCAGCTTTCCACCAATCATCATTAGGAGTACAATACTGTATATTAGGATTATTTTGAATAGTTTTAACCATTTCATTTACATATTTATATGCATCATAATGAGTAACAAAAAATCCAATAGTATTAATACATTTCTTACTAATAATTATAACAACATACCTTTCCATTTTATTTATTACCTTTCATATTACGTTTAAATATCAAATTTATTAAAAACAATTACCAATTCATTCCAAGAGCCAAAGTTAGAATGCTTTGCCATTCTTTATTTGTAAATACTCGATGAATTTGTTTAGTAGGATTATTATCAAATGCAGGTTTTCCAATAGTGGGATCAAAACCATCGAAATAAATTTTTTTATCTGCAGTAATAAAACCATAGTTATTCGCTTGACCAATAAACGCATCATCTTTACATTGATGACGAAGATTAGTTAGAACAATAAGATTATTAATTCCTGGTATAGAGTAAATAACTGTATAACATTCTTCATCTTTAATAGTAATAGTACGACCTTTCACGTCAGTAATTTTATTCATATTAATATACCTTTAGGTTTAATTTATATTATAATATAATAGAAATATTTAAAAAATAAACAAAAAATGCTAAGATGATCAGTCTTAGCAATCTTTGTATTGTAAATGCAATAATCAATGAGTGGATTTGAACCACCACGATCCTTTCTCCCAATAGGGAGTGCTCTTCCAGATTGAGCTACATTGATCATTTAGTAATTGATTAATATTTGGCGCCTTTAATTAAAATCAACTACTTATTTACAATTTTTAAATCTCCAATAAATTTCATAATTGGAATCGAACCAATCTCTCTAGGCCGATCACCTAGTGTCCTGCCGATAGACGATATGTTTTATCTTTGATTTATATTATAATATAATAGAAATATTTAAAAAATAAACAAAAAAATGGAGCTCAGGACGAGATTTGCACTCGTGTAAGAATGTTTTGCAGACATTTGCCTAACTATTCGACCACCTGAGCTTAAATGGTAGCTGATAGTAGAGTTGCACTACTCAATATTGCTTATGAGGCAATTGTTTTACTGCTAGACTAATCAGCTATAATTTGTATAAAATTTTTACTGATTCTAAATGGAATTTTAAATATAATAAATCCATCAGAACCATCATTACAAATACTTTTTTCTTTAACTTTAAATATTTGATCTTTATGCAAATCAATCCAATGTTTAAAATCTTCAGTCATAAAGTATTCATTATTTTTTACTATTTTAACTAACATTTAATATATTTCCTATCAATTGGCAAGCCGTCAAAGACTCGAACTCTGAATTGTTCTTTTGGAGAGAACTGTGTTACCAATTACACTAACGACTTATATATTTAATTTTCAAAATTGGTGTGTCTGTTGCGAATCGAACGCAAATGTCCTCAGCCACAATGAGGCGAACTAACCATTGTCCTACAGACACCATCAGCAAAATATATTGGTACACCTACTAAGAATTGAACTTAGATTTGAAGGTCCGTAGCCTACCGTTCTATCCGTTAAACTATAGGTGTATAAAATTTCAAAATGGTGGGACCTTGTGGAATTGAACTACAGCCTTCGGATTTTCAGTCCAATGTACAAATAACCACCTATACGAAAGTCCCAGTTTGTAACTAATATCAGTTATTTTTTAAATGTAACTATTATAATGTTACAATATTTAATATATGGAAGTTTTTACTAAATAATAAAATTATCCATATAATAAAAACATGGTAGGAATAATTGGATTCAAACCAATGACCTATGCGGTGTAAACGCATTGCTCTCTTCAACTGAGCTATATTCCTATAAAATATGGTAGGCATACCTGGACTCGCACCAGGATTCCTGCTTTATCAGAGCAGTTTCCTAACTTTTGGAAGATACGCCTATAAATGGTGGAAGTGAGGGGGATTTGAACCCCCTGTGTTACTAATATAATGATTATTATTCATTCACAATCATAGTTAATTTTTAAGGAATTAACAAACCTTTGATAGAATAAAGTTCTACGGATATCCTCTATCAATCTTCCGCTAAAGTTCCAACCGTCTTTTCGTCTAGTGTTTCATCAAGTTAGGAACGGCCTCTCACTACACTATAACTATCAGAAAAAATGACATCTCACAAACTATCTGAGTCATTTGATATTGATGTGTTGCTTTTTAATTAAGCAGCAAGTGCGAAATTATCTTCGACAATTATTTTTTAATCAGCTTTTAATGTAGCCAACTGATCAACTACAGATTGCATAATAGCATTATATTAATAGTCGAATCCAAAACACTCCCAATTAATATTATTTATTTAATTTTCAATCAACCCTTTATTATATAAAATATAATAAAACTTGGTGGACACAGAAGGTACTCGAAACCTTATCTCTCATCTTGCTAAGATGAACTCTTCCTCTTGAGTTACTGGCCCATAATTTGGTGGACCGCTCCGGAATTGCACCGGACCACAAAGATGCAAACCTCGTATGCTACTATTACACCAAGCGCCCACAATATATAACAATTTGGTGCGAATAAAGAGAATCGAACTCTTACCTGATGCTTGGAGGGCACTTATACTACCATTATACTATATTCGCATCATATTATTTTTTAATATGGTAGGGCATGCCGGTAACGCTCCGAGCGTCTAGAGATTGAAAGCCTCTTATCCTTACTTTTAGACGAATGCCCCATATATTCAATTTTCAATCAGCTATAAAAAAATTGGATCTAACTTTATTCAAATTAGATCCAATTTACTTTATTTAATATTATTGATTTATATTACATTTGGATCTAACTCTTACAAATAGCATGAAAAGCCATACCACATTCAAACCATGCGGCTGCTCCTTCAATTCGTTCTGCAAAAATTGTTCCAAATACTTTCATTTTAAATTCTTTATTCCTTTTTAATTTTTATTCCAAGATACTTATTAAAAATTACCAATTTTTATACGTCTAAATTTTGCTGTATGTATCTTTTTTATATTTATTATTATAATATTATTTATTCATTTTTAAACAAAAATTTAAAATTTATATAAATATTTTTAAATAAACTTTTAATATAAAGGAATGTTTAATTATGAAAAAATTAATATTTACTTTTGTATTTATTGGAACATTAATGGTATTAACTGGTTGTGGTCATAATATAGTTAATGTAGATCGTGGTATAGGATTAGATATTCGAGTTCCATTACCATTTAGTGGTGAAAATATTGTTGCATTAAAAATAGGTCAAATAGATAGTACTTCATTAATTCTTAGAGGTAATGCAGAATTTAAAACAGATTCATCTACTACTGGTTCTCTTAGTACTGAATCTTCATCTGGTGGGAATAGTAATAATCCAAATTCTTCTGGCACTTCTGGTAAATTAGGTACTTCTGGTGGTATTGGACAAAATATTTCATTTAGTACTAAATTACAACTTAATGAAGGTTATCTTTGTGAAGTTTTAAAAGATCCAAATGTTCCTAATGAAGCAAAAATAGCATTAGTTAATTATTTAATACAATCTCAAACAAATAAAAAATAAACACTATTTAAATAGTTAAATAATTAAACCACTTAATTATTCTTTAATTAAGTGGTTTTTTCTTTAAAAGTAAACCCATCATCGCATATATGTAGAAATTTTCTTAAGCTAAGAGGTCCACCATTTGATTGTTTTTCATTATCATTTTCATATATATATTTAACTGACCAAAATGGAACTTTATCTACATTATCAAATTCTTCAATAATTTCTGTTACAAAATATTTTTCATCATTTTTTTCTAAATAATAATGTTTAAAAAATTCTCTATAAAATTCTACATCAATTGCAAAATCTTTAAATGGTTTATCTAATTCTTTTAATTGATTTTGTAAATCTTCTTCTTGATGTTGTAATTGCCACAATTCATGTAAAATAGTCTGTCTTTGATTAACCATATCAAATATTGGACTAAAATTCATTTTATTATCTACTTTATTTGTATTCATATTTCAATAAATCCACTTGAATTAACTTGTATTTTTTTATTAAAATACTTATTAAAAAATGCATTCATAAATTTCATTTTATTATTTAATTTTTCAGCACAAAATATAATATTATTTTGATTACTTAAAGAAAATATATCAAACAATTTTTTAAATTTTTGTTTTAGCATTTCATCATTATTTACAAAATCTATAATAAATGTTTTTTGAAATATTTTACCTTGTTCATTCTTTTCAATAAATATTTGTACTTTATTAAATCCTAAATCTTTAATATTAAAATATATTATTATTTTTGCAGGTTCTGAAAAATCATATGAATTTGAATCTAATGCATCACCGAATTTTAATATTTGTTCTAGGCACACCTAATTTTGCTAATCTATCTCTACATAATAATGCAATAACAGAATCTAATTCTATTCCATAACATTTACTTGGATTAGCTCCTGCAATTACTGCTGCTGCTAATAATCCTCCACATCCAACAGTTGGATCTAAAATATTACCATCTAAATTATCAAACTTTTCCAACATTTGGATTGAAAGTTCAGGCGGCGTGAAAAATTGTCCAAATTTTTGACGTTCTTCCTTAGACTTTGCTCCATATTGAACATTTACCCATTGATCATATTCATCTTTAATTTTATTTTTTATATAATCAGAGATTTGCATAAATTTTATACCTTTTATAATATATAAAATAAATATATTTAAATCAATTTAAAATAATACATTTCATGAATGTTTTTGACAAAATTTATTTACAAATAATTAATGAATCATTTTCAAATAATCCATTTAATTCATTAAACATTAATGATTTTCCAATAGGATATAAATATAATAATTTTCCTGAAGGAAAAGACATTGATATAACTAATGAATTTAAAAACTATAATTTAAAAGAATTTAACTCAATAATTTTAACTAGAGTCATGGAATAAAATCAGAAGATATACATAATAAAATAAAATCAATTCATGGAATTAATTATATGAATATATCTGTTGAACGTTTTTATAAAGTTATTATGTTTTGTTTAAATAAAATTTATAAAAATATGCATAAATACAATATAAAATACCAAGAAAGAGATATTTTGTTTAAAATAAAAGATAATATAATTAATCAAGAATATTCTATTGTTATTACATCAAAACCAATAATTCATTCTGAAAATTTCAATATAAAAATAAAAACAATATTTTATTCTAAGTTTTCAAATGAAGAAAAACTATCTATTAAACATTCTGATAAAGGTTGGTTAAAAGAATGCCCAATATTTTCATATATTTTAAACGAATCAAAAAATATTAAAATCTTAACATTTTATTTAAATCTTGACAATTAATACAATAATTTGAAAATGAAATATCTTTTTCATCATTTTTAATTATTTGATCTTCAATATAATCATAAATAAAATATATTGATCCAACTGATGATTTATCACACAATTTTCCAATTTCTACAAATATAAAACAGTTTAAGTTATTACTAATATTTTTTGAAGTAATTAATGAAAAATTATCACTATAATATAATTTAAAATTTTTATTCATTTTAAAGTTATTTAATTCATATAATGAATGATTAATAGATGAAATATCATTTATTTCATTTAATGAATAAAAATTATTTTTAATTGATTTATGAAATGAATAATCAAAATATTGAATATATTTTTTAAATTGTTGTTTTGTAAAAGATATTTTCACATATACTTCTCCATGGTCTTTTCAATCAATTCCTGTTCTTCTTTAGTGATATTGAAGTAAGTATAAAAATCTTCATTAGTCCATTCAGACTCATAACCTTTTAAACCAGTACGAGGATTAATGCAATCACCCATCCAAGGAAGGAATTCTGGGTGGACGTGAACGTCCACCGTCATTGATTTAAATATATATCTTATAAAAATAGTTTCACAAGAATTTATGAAATTTGTTCTTTCTCCTTCAGAATTAAATTCTATACAAAAAGCTTCATTTTTTGGTTTAACATTTCCCCAAGATACGCGTTTTTTATATTCTAAAAGTGTTTCACCATTTTTATTTTTTCCATTATTGAAAATCGTGCCTTCTTTTGCAAAGATAAAATGACTGCATGATTCAGTACGACCATTATTTCCTCCACAAATTAAACTTATTATTAAAGTATATTTTTCTGGAGTTTTCCAAATCAAATTATCTTTAATATTTCCAGACATCATTTTTAAAACTTTATCAAGAATTCGATTTGAATACATATTAAACTTCATATTTGGATTTATTTTACAAGTATAAATACCAAGTTGAATATTTAATGCATTCTGAAAAATTTCACCTGCAATTTTAGAATCAATTTCATCAATGCTTTCAATATGTTTTGCTACACTATCTTCAAATCTTTTAAGATCAGAACTCTTTTTATACTTTGCCAAAGGATCCTGTAACCAACGAATAGGACTGAGATTTATACATTCACCATCTTCAGTAAGCTGTTCAATTGCCTTAGCAAGAATCTTCAGGTGCAGATTTTTACTATAAGGCGGATTCATTATAATTTTATCAAATTTCATATTTAGTTTCTCCATTGCATCAATAATGGATTCATCTTCTTCAGTTTCAATATATTTAATCTGAGGAAAGAACGCTTTCAACAAATCACCAGTATCTGGTTGATCAATTATAAAATAATTACAATTCATATTATTTACTATAAATCGGTAAATAACATCGGAATTTCCAAGATGAATCAAAAGAACATTTTCACCATCTTTAAACTTATCGATCTTGTTGGTAAGCAAATTATAATACAAGTTAACATCTGCTTTTTCTTTGTTCAAACGTTCTTTAGACATTTTGATTACCTTTAAATTTAGTTTATATTATAATATAATAAAAATATTTAAAAAATAAACTAAATTTAACATTTTTAGCACAATCCAACAATTTTCAAGAACTGAAGATTTTTGCAAAATCCAATAGTAATAAGTTTCTTAGCAAACCCAGGAAGATGCGAAAGCTGATTCTTCAACAAAAAATCTGGATGTTCTTTAATAACAGTCATAATATGTTCATTATCCATATGACGAAGAACATATCCACGAATAGTTTTGATTACTTCAAACAGAAGGATATCGTTATTCATTTCATTATTATTATTTTCTTTTTCATTATTCTGTTTATTCTGTTTAGTATTAACTTTAGCTTTACGACTACGATTATTTTTAATACCAGCCTTTTTGGAATTGCCCATAATATTATTTGTCCTTTTCAAAGAAGTCGTAAAAAGTTTAAGTTCTTCTTCAGAAAAACTGTTATTAAAATTCTTAAGCAATTCTTCATATTCATCACTTTCAGTAAAATCTTTAAAATCTTTACTAAGACGAACATTTCTGAACTGATCACTATACTGAATTTCAGAAATTTCAGGATCAAAATTAGGATCAATATCAATCCAACCAATTTTAGTTTTTTCTTTTACTTCGTCATTTTCATCATTATCATTGATGTAACCGTTACCAGTAATATCAATTCGTTTTCCCCAATCAAAACAATCAGAAGTAAGACTATGTTCAATCATCAATTCACTAAGAAGTTTAAACAAAGAATCACAATTTTCATACACACAATAAACATTAGGAAATTTCTTACCATTATATTTACGAAGAACACGACCAATCTGCTGCATTGCAGTAGTATCAGAATTAGATTTAGTAATAACAGAATTAAAAGAACGAATATTAATACCTTCACCAATCATTGCAACTTGTCCAACCATAATCGGTTTTCCATCCAAAACAGAATTCAAAATAGGCTGCATTTTTTCATTTTCAGTAATACCGGTGTCAAGACCTTCAATCAAGTCATATACATCACTACTATTATAAGTTATTCCATTGACCATAGATTTGCATTCACGCACATATTTATCTTCAGTATCAAACTTTTTTCCAGAATGAATGGTAATGAGATGAAAATCTTTATTCATATGAGTCTGAATATACTTATCGTGTTCAAATTCATCAATTTCAGGAATCGATCCAAAGTTAACAAGAAAACGAACACCATTTGCAGGTTTAATTATATTCACTTCATGTTTCAAAACTTTTATAATTGCAGTAGAAAACAAATCTGCTGCACAAATATGAACCAAATTCAAAATAGGATATTCAACCCAGCCATTTTTAATAGCCACATTAAGCGGGCATTCACATGCATTCTTAATAAAGGCTTTAGTAATATCTTTCTGGTAATTAGCAGGAGTTCCGGAAAGAAGAATTACATTCTGAAAATAAGTCAACAAACACTTATTATTAACATAATCAATAGAAGTATGCTTATTGAATATTGTAGTACCAAACATCTTTTTAACATAATCATCAGTTTTAAAGTTATGCGCTTCATCAAAAATAATATTACCGAAAATATATCCAGCTTTCTGCCAAGTAGCAAAACGCTTCATCCAGCTCTTCCAACGAGCACCAGGCTTAGATCTGTCTTCACCCCAAAGAGAAGCATCGCAAATAATAAACACCACATGTTGAACATCAAGATAATCATTATGACGATTCCACTCATGACAAGTGCAATCTACTGGAATAATTTGAAAAGGAGAACCATTACCAGGAAATTCTTCAAATTTCTGATAACTAAACGGACCACAAGTGGCAATCTTATCCGTAAGTTCTTTACTCTGCTGCGCACAAAGTTTAATACGTGGAGTAACAAAAACCTGAATGGTTTTTTCATTCTTATAAAGATCAATAAAATCAGCAAGAGCCAAAGATCCGAAAAAAGTCTTTCCAGCTCCAACACAAACATTCACCGGAATTGCATTATGCTGATCTGTACGATTACATTTGGTAAGAACTTTAACAAATCCATCTTTCTGCCAATCATGCAACTGAATCATCAAATCAGAATTCATATAATTTACCTCAATTATTTATTTATATTATAATATAATAAAAATATCAAATAAATAAACATTATAAAGAGGAAATTTCAGAAATTATCTGTTCAAAGATATATGATTTATTTGTAAGATCAAGTTTTTCAATTGTTTTAGGACCGATAAATCTTACAGATCCTTGATAATCAGTCAAAACTCGATGATCTTTAACATCAGTAAATGAAAAAATAATTTGGCGTGGAATTTTCAAAAACTTAATGAAATTATCAGGATCAACTTTTTTATTATCCTGCAACCAATGAGTAGTCATTGCCATAGATTTACTAAATATCAAACGATTGACTTGATTTTCTTTAAAATCTTTACTATAATTTTTAATTTGAATTCCAACAGGAAAACCATCTGCTGGGTGTATACCTTCAGCATCGATATATTCTTCATGTGTTGGATCGACTGGAACATAAGAACTTGGAACAACATCAAAATTCATTCCAAAATCAATAAATAGTTTTTCAACAAAAATTTCACCAATATTACCACGAAATTTATTAATCACCAGATTAATAGATTCATTATCAGTGGTATAGTGTTTTAATTTGTTATCAATGATCTTACATTCATTATTAATAATATAATGCCATATATTCAAAAACTTTGTTTTTGAATCATTAATATCTGTTCTTATCTTAATTTGTTCAAAAACTGAAAGATAATTTTCTTTAAGAAATAAAGGTTTTACTGTAGTAATATTAGAACCATTAATATTCTGCTTCCAAAATACAAGAGATTTATTAGAAGTAATAGTGTTCATAACCTTATCCTTTTTATATTATTTTTACATTAATAATATAATAGAAATTTTAATAAAATAAACAAATATATACAAAAAAAGCATGATAGCTAATAGCTACCATGCACTTAAAAAATCCAGACTTTGAAGTTTCTCGAGCTTATCAAAGTCTTTCTAATAATAGCGCGTGGAAAATCTGATCACCAAATTGCTCCAAGATGACTAGTTACTGCCACACATCAGCTAACTAACAGGCTATACAATTGGAGTTTGCTACCTGCCATTACATAATTGATGGAATAGGTCGATCACCATCTTATGAGGATCCACGGTATTTCTCCTTCCTCTTAGTTGTTGAAGGAAATAGGTCATCATCATCCTTCTATGAACTTTTCCATACCGAGTGATCAGCTCGTGTATCGTTCTTTGAATAACCGACCGAAGCCATTTGGTTATTCCAATTTTTAATCAACTCAATTTCAATTCATCTTGCATAACTATAGGAGACTTGCTTATGATTTATTTAATTGAATTGATCTTTTATATTATTAATATAATATATTTTTTAGAAAAATAAACTAATTTTACTTAGTTTTTTTAGGAAATTCTAATTCACTTGCTTTACTAATAAGATTATCTGTAACTAGCATAGTTTCAAAAACCTGAATCTTATATTCTACACGAAATAGACGAAATTCTGGTTCATTCTGAAAAAACCTATGAATTTGACTTTCCTTTGCAATATGCTGATTATCAGTAAAATACTTAATAACTGTATATTCAGAAGTCTTATTATCAAAAGCAACATTTTCCATAATATCGGACATTGATATACCATGATTACGCTGATTTAACACATCACAAGCAACAGCAAGAGCTTTTTCTGGTGTATCAACAAACTTATTATTGAAATAACGATCAAACATTACTTCTGGATTATCCTGACGAGCAATTTCACGACGTGTTCCAAATTCGGTCTTAACATCAATAACTGCACTAAAATACTTCTTACTCATAACATTTTTCCTTTCTTTGGTTAATTAATTAAAATATATATGATTTTAAAGTTCTAGATCAAATGTTTCAACTCCCATTTTATTTTTTGTATTTTTATTTGGTAAAAATGTTGAAAAATAAACTCTATTTACATTATCAGTTAAATCTTTTTGACAAATAAATACTACATACATATTTGATAATGTTAAATGACACAAATAATTTCGTATATATGGATTCTTTTTACTACATTTATCAAAACATAAATTATTAATTAAATATTCAATAATCTGATTTTTAATCAAATTCCATCTTTTCCATGTAGTTAATTCAATAGTATATCTTAACATTAATCTATCTTTTAAATGATCAAAATTTTCATATATTTCAATACCTTTGTATAATCTAACACTTTTCCATTTTTTATTAGAAAATTTGGTTTCATTTATAATTTTATTATATAATGCATTAAATTTATTCATTTAAATCTTCTCCAAATGTTTGTTTTTTAACATATGGTGAAATAGATTCATAAATAGTTTTATTTTTATATTCTTTATCAAATTGATCAAAATATTTCATTAATGTTTGTGCTTCTTGCAATGAAATACCTGAATTAATAATTTTATCAATTTCTTCTTTTGGTATTTTTAGAAATTCTTCATATGTTTGTGGTATTTGCATATACTAATTATATCCTATATTTACTTATTCCATTTTACTGGATAACAATGTGTCCATTTATCCTTATCAGCAATTGGATGATCTTCGATTCTTAGATAATACTGATTTTGATAATCACCTTGAATAGCTTTATCTGCTTGTTCTTCACTTTCAAATTCATAAGCGATTAGATTACTTTCAATTTCTACAGCATATACATATTTCTTTTTCATATTATTATCTTTCTTAGTTGAATTTACAATAGATATAATTTCTTTATTTAATTGATTCATTTCTTTTTTTGTTAACATTATAATAATAATACAAACTAACCAAAAAATAAACTGACCACCGAAAAATAATTAATAATAAAAATAAAATAGTATTAACTATAATCTGTTTCATATTCAAATCCACATGTACATTCAGTTGTACTATAATTTGAAGATGGTGAACTAGAGTTTTCAGTCATTTTATGTTGTTCTGGACGTTCTTTCATCATTTGTTCATGTCTTTTATATGCATACTCAAATTCAGGACTATGTGGATTGCTTCCCCAATTTTTACATACTTCTTTATCAGTTAAATGCACAACTGGCTCTTCTATCATTAAATCTACATTATTTTCTTTTACCCATTGATCAATATTTTCTATAGGATAAAAACATGCATTTATATCTAATGTTCCATTTTTAATAATTGGTTGTTTATTATTAATTAAATAAAATCTCTTATAATGAGTTAAACAATAATTTCCTTCTTCATCTATATCAGGTACAACCGTTTTAAATCCATATACAGATCCATCATATTTAGTAGTTTGAGCTTTCCATATTCCTGTTTCTTGTTGTTTTAGTTTTACACCTCTCAATTCCATGTAAGAATCAGATATTTTTCTATCAATATAATATAATTTGGTTGACATATCTTTAGCATTTTTTAATTCAATATATTGATGTGTTTTATATGGATAATTTAAAGGATTTTTATTAGTTATATATTGTACATATTTTGTATATAATTCTGGTAATTTCCAATCGCCCCATGGTATTTCACCATTTGATATAGAATAAAGAGTTTCTAATTCTCGTACTTTATTGTATAATTCATTACGATATTTATATTTTGGATTATTATAATCTTCTTTTACTTCTTCATATTCTTTTTTTGCTTTTATATAATCGTTTTCAATAGGATTAGACCATTCATATATTAACTTTGTATATATCGCATTAAATTTATCTAACATTTTATTTTTCCTTTTGTTTTATATTCAATATACGCTCTATATTATTTATTAATGAATTTTTGTTATGTTCACTAATTAAATGTGTTAAACTTGCACTTATTGTACCAACATTGATAGTAAATAAACCATATCCAATTATAATTAAAAACATTCCAACTATTCTACCATATAAAGTTATTGGATATACATTACTATCTCCTATAGAAGTTGCATTTATACTCCACCATAATGCATCATAATAATTTTTTATATTTGCTAATGGATCTTGCAATTCACATTTTAATGTTAAAAATGCTCCAAGAAATATTACAAATATATATACAGTTAATGTTGAACATAAAATTTTAATTAAATTTTTCATAAATACTCACTTAGTTTTTCTATTATAAGTATTTATAAAATTTGGATGTTTTTGTTTCCAAATCAACCAAATTTGAATATCTTTATGATTTTTTAGTAACTCCAAAGAGTTATATTTTAATGCTAATTCTTTTTCATTAATACATGAATGAATTTTGTTATGGCAACTTTTGCATAAGGTTAAACCATATTTATTTAAATCAATATCTTTAAAATGTTTAACAATATATTTGTTTTTATGTAATGATTTAGGAATTAAATGATGAAAGTTTGTATCACCATCATTATATTCAAATTGACATAATTTACATTTTTTCATAATTAAAAATGCGTCTAGAAAAAAATTCTAGACGCTAATAAAGAAAGGAGGTGATTTCAAATTAATCTTCAAAGTTATTCTTCTGAATATGCTTTGGCTTATTATGTTTCTTATTATCTTGTTTACGAAATTCATTCGGAATATTACGTTTCTTATTCTTTACATAAGAATTAGAATTACCATTTTCTTCATCCTGAACCAACTCATCAAGATAACGAGGATCAATCTTCATTTTTTACTTTTTAAATACCTTTCATTTTGTTTATTAATATTATATATTATTAATATAATATATTTTTTAAAAATTTAAACTATTATTTTAATTATTTTTGTGTTCATTCAGCGTTTTAAGATATTTAGCAACATTAAAAATTACTTCATTTTGTGCAGTAGTAATAAGAGTATCAAACGCTTCATGAAGTTGCTTTTTATTTTCTTCAGTCAAACCAATACACTTAGGATCTTTATATGCATTATCAATAAATTCAATAAATGCATTAATCTGTTCTTCAATAGGTTTACCATATTTTTTCATTTTTAATATTCCTTTTTAATTGGAAAAGACCAAATTGTTATACCAATCAATAAAATCCATATATGTATCAAATTTTACAATAAAATTTCCAGTAGTAATGTTATAAAGCTTAATACTATTATCAATACCATATTGAATACGATAATGATCATTTAAGAAAATAATAATATTAGCAATTTGTTCTTTAGTCCAAGATCTTTCTGAATTAGCAAAATTCAAGATTTTATTAACTCTCTTTTCAACTTTTTCAATCAGATCTTTCTGAAATTTATTCATTTAAATCACCTTTTTATTTTAATTGATATTATAATATAATATAGAAGTCAGAAAAGTAAACCGTCAAACTAAGAGCGGAATGGCGGTCACAAGCAGAACACGATCAAAAATCTTATCCTGCGGATTCTCGTTTGAATCACCGTAAAGGCGGTATTTGGCAGTCAAGGTGTAACCGCTGTTAATGTACTCAGACTTCATCCAGGGTGAAATGAATAGGTCGGAGCTACACCAATCCTCAGCCATCTTGTCCGCGATGTACTGAAAAAAGTTCTCTACAGACTCGGGCCTTTCGAACTCACGAATTTCAGTATGGCTACTCAATTCAGTAACCGATTGTTTTTCGGTGTTGATCCAAAGGTTATGTACGGCAAAAATCATTTTCGTCATAGGTAAATTCCTTTCAATTTATTATAATATAACATTCGAATCAGAAAAGTAAACTGATTAATACAGTCTCCGCACTACATAAGGCTTGCCGCTTTTAAAAGTGGACAGGAAGGTTCTCTGTGGTTTGAGAGCAAGAATGGATTCCTTGTCTTCGGCTGTAATGCCACAATCCCAATAGATATCGGATTCCGAAATAGTGAGGCCAAAATTGCCATCACCACAATGGCATACGAGTTTGAACATTTTCATTTTGGTATCTCCTTTTGTTTATATTATTAATATAATAGAAATATTAAACAAATAAATTATATTTAAAAATATTTTTATTAACTTCCTTTAAAAATAAAAAATCTCATTAATTAAAATAAATCTAATTAATGAGATCAACAAAAAATAGGAGGTGATAATCTATTAATGGAGCGGTAGGTGGGAATCGAACCCACAAAACCGGGTCGGAAGCACGGAGGTTTGCCGTTGAGCCTACTACCGCATATTTAATTTTTAAAACACAAGATACATATTTTCAAGTATTCTATTTAACAGATAGATCTTTTAACAAATTGCTGTATATATCTTTTATATTATATATTATAAATAAAAATTAGAAAAATTAAACATTAATTTTTATTTATCTAATGAAAAATATGCATAACTTCCTATATTATTTCCTTTATCATCAGTTAACATAAAATTATCGGTATAAATGCCTTTACTAATATCTGTACGTAATTCTTTTGCTAAATTTTCTAATATTTTAGCAACTTCTAATGTACGAGATTCTTCTGTATATAATCCTCTTTCGTTTTGAAAATTTTCATTATTTGTAAATATTGTAATTTTAACCATTTTGTTCTCCTAATAATTTTTCTAATCTTTCCAAAAATATTTTTTGATACGGAAATATTAAATTTTTAGCTATATTTATATTTATATATTTAGCTTCAGCTAATTCTGATACTTCAATAAAAATACCTGAATTTTTAGGATATTCGGTTTGACACATATTAGAATGTATATTTATTGCATAATGATTAGGAATATAATCAAATTTAAATGCAAATATATGAACTATTTTTTTATTTTTAGAAGTTTTAGCATTACCAATATATACAAAATCTAAAATTTTTGATTTAGGTAAAACCAATCCAGTTTCTTCTTCAAATTCTCTAATAGCGGCATCTAACATATTTTCTTCATTTTCAATATGTCCCTTTGGTATATTCCAAGCATGATAATCACGTTTACTCCAAGCTGGACCACCATTTTTACCTAATAATACTTCTATTTTATTTTCTTTATTAATTCTATAAACTAGAATTCCTGCTGATTGTTCTTGCATATTAATCTTTTTTCCATTCATTAAAATGAGTAATTAATAACTCTCTTTGTTATTTAATATAATCAAAATCCTTCTGAATTAAATCATCATTTTTATCTTCTTCCCATAATCCAAGCTCAGGATTAATTACATATCCATCTTGAAATATCCACTGCCATAAACTATATCGTTTAACCAATACCTCACAATATTTAATTCTATGATTAATATATAATGGTTTTTTCTGAATATTAAACTTAATTGTAAATATTTCACCTGAAGTTAATTCAATATTAAAATACCAAAATTTAATGACAGAACACTCATCTTTAACTTGATCTAAACTAAAATCACCTTTAAACTTAGTTAAATATTTATAGTTAAATGTTAAGTCATGAATTACTGCAATTGCTTGATATGCAAAAAATTTATGTTTAAAATAAAAACCATTTTATCAAATTTAAAAGCTACTTCATTTTCCATTTATTTTATCTTCCTTTCCATATATATGTTCATTTGCTAATTTTGTTAATTTATTTATAATAGCATCACTACAATTATAAAAAGATTTATAATTAGTTTTTAATACATATGCAATTTTTGGTGTTGAAAAATATTTAATATATTTACTTATGAATTTAGGTTTTATATCTAAATCAGTTTGATATGCAGCAATAAACATAAAAAGTTTATTTAATTGGTTTTCATTTAACATTTTATATTTTATAAAAGTATTCATATATGAATCTAAAACTTGTTCACCATATCTAATATATTTAATTGAATATAAAAACATATTAAAATTAGAATCATTAACAAATAAATCAATTTTTAATATATATCTTGTAAAAAATGAACATGATGCTGCAGTTTTTGGTATATCATCAAAATCAATATCATCAAAATTATCTATTAAAAATTCTCTTAATATATCACCCAATTTATTAGGTATAAGATAATTATTAATCATAAGAGTTTTTATAATTTTATTAATATATTTTTTAAAATCATAATAAAATAAATCATTTAATTCAAGTTCATCAAAAAATATATTTAAACTATTTGCATTATATAAATGTGAATTATTACTTAAATAATGATTAAACTCATATATAAAAGTTTCATATTGTAATTTTGAATTAAGTTCATTACAATTTCTCATATTTTATTTCCAATTTTTATAATAGATAATATTAAATAAAATAATAAAAAATAAAAGATCTTATATTATAAGATCTTTACATATAGTTAAAACTTGGAAATATACATTTCCCATAAAGATTTAAATACAGTATCTGCTGCTTTAGTAGATAGTAGCATATCAATATATGCACGAATATCAGCACTATGAATTTTTAACATAGGAAAATATATTTTACTATATTTCATATCTTTAACTTTTAATGCAAATTCCTTTTTAAGTATAGGATTATTAAAAATATCACTTATTGCAAAATATTCTTTAATTGAATCAATTTCTTTATTGAAATCTTCAATCCAATTATTATACTTCTTTTGAACATCTTTAATAATGTTTGCATAATGCGGTAAACAAGCACATACTTCATCTACTTCATTCTTATATGCAATATTTAGAATATTATGATAGGTAATAGATCCATTGTCTAAAGTTCCTCTCAGATGATGTAGAGCTACATATGCGCTATTTTTAACTTTAGTACGAGGAAAATTACCATCAACTAAATGAGAAAAATCAGTAACTACAAAGCCTTCATTCATCTGATTAAGACCATTAGCCATGGCTTTCATTTCTTCAAATCCACGAAATTCTCCTTTTTCATTTACCAAAGGTATAATTTCAGGAATTAGAATAATATCCTTTAACTTTTGATCAAAATTATCATATATTTCTTTAAACTGAATTTCATTGAAATCATTCAATCTATCTCTACAACCAATAAGATAAATTTTAGTTTCTTTATATTCAGTTACAATACGATTAAATGGAGAAACCAATTCAAAGGTATAACAATAATTAGGATTTAGATAATCAGTAAACTGATCAAAAGTAAGTGGTTCAATAGCCATCTTAAACAAATCCATAAAGGTATGAATGTTGTCGCCAACTTTGTTTTCACCACTAATTTTACTACGACTACTAATATACCATTTATTATTGTAATTAAACAAAGAAATCAAAGAACCATCCACTTTGGTAGTAGCAACAGATTTATCCCAATTGAATTTTTCTCTTTCTTCGGGAACTTCTTCAAAATTATAAAAACGATAAAAAGGCATAGATACAATATTCCAAGTATCTTTTTCCAATACAATACCTCTACTCATTCTTACAATAGGATCGGTCTTAGGACTATCAATTTGACTATAAGAAAATATTACCAAATTATCAGTAATACTATAAGATATTCCAAGCTGATCTTTCAATTCATCAAGACGATTGATAGAGTTACAATCAACATCCAAAAAATTTTTAATATAATTAATCATATAATCACCTTTTTTATTTTTATATTATAATATAATAAAAATATTAAAACAATAAACCGAATATTCTTGTAAAATTTACAAACGCTTCACTATTTTTATCAAATTTTTTAAATTCAATTAAATCTATTTTATCATACAAAAATTGTCTAAAAATAATTTTTTCTTCATCTGTTAAAAATGGTGGAAAATACATACTTATCCATATTACTGTATTAACATATTTAGTAATATCGGTATAAAATATATTATCTAAATCTTGTTTAATTTTATTATATGGTGTAAGAAAACTTGAAGATTTTGCAAGACTATAATTAAGTTTTTTACAAAACTTTCCATATTTTAATACTATATTTAATTGTTCAATATGTTTCATATTTTAATTAGTTATCCATTCCATATTTATCTATAAAATAATTTATTAATGATCCACGTATACATTGATTATTTCTTAACAACTTAGGTGATATTTTGTGATGATACATATCTAAAAATGGTTGAGTAAGATTTTTTTGGTATTTACTTATAGCTATCCAAGCATTATTATTAAAGATTGGAGCAAATTCAAATAGCATTTCAATTGTTAATCGATTATGTTCACAATATTTATACCAATCAATTTTTTTGTAAAATTTTTTACAAAATTCAAATGAAAACAGATGATAACTACTTAAAGTTTTCCAGTGAATATTAGATTTATATTTTTCGCATAAATCTAAATTATTAGGTAATTGATGATTATATATACAAAATAGTTGCCAATTAATTTTATTAATAAATATGTCTATAAATTTAGGATCATTAAAATTTTCATCATATATATATATACGATGATTTTTCCAATTAAAATTAGGATCCATATATTTTTCGTATTGTAGTTTTAAATTAAGTTTTTCAATATTCATAATTAAATAAAGTTAGATATTTAATTCAATAAAGCATTAAATATCTAACTCAGTAAGGAGGTGACACATTAATTATTAAAGATCATACTTAAGCTTATCTTTAGCTTCCTTAATACGTTCAACTTCATCATCAGAAAGACGAACATCAAGAATATAACAAATAAGTTCAAAGAACAGATAGTCACAATCTCTATCCTGATTCATACAAGCAGTTAAAGCAGTACCAATAGTTTTCTTACCTTTAATCTTATTAGCCATAACTTGTTGGAACATAAACAAATATTTGACACCAGCCACAATAAGAGGTCGAGTATTACGACGAATCTTACTATTAGGAAAAAGCATTAAATAAGTCATTGTATCATAAACAAATTGCAACGCTTCTTTCATCTTTTCGGTTTCAACATCATATTTTTCATCACGATATACAGTTAGTAGCCAAGAACATCCAGCATTGATAATTGCATATACATTGGTCGAATTAGTTTCACATTCTTTATGAAACTTATTCTGAGCTGACTTAATACCTTCCTTAAAGAGCTTATTGAAATCCCACTTAGCAAAAAGTTCACGATATTCAATAAACTTTCCAGTCATCTCAGGACCAAGTAAACCGGATGCCATAGTTTTCAATACATTGATATTGAGAGAACCAAACATCTTTTCATAGCTATCCATTTGATAGCTAAGATAAGTCCAGGCACGAGGCGAAGCCCAAGCTCCACTTTCAAGAGGTTCACTAGAAAGATAAAGATCACCATGATTATAAATAAAACTGGTAATATCTTCACGAATACCATGTTTAAATGCAAAATTATTTAGCCAATCTTTGCTATCCGATTTGACCTCAATAAACATCAAACGATTACAAACAGGTGCCGGAATAGGATTAGCAAGAGCCTTATCTGTATTTCTATTACCAGCCAAAAGAATTGCAGTATTTGGAGGAAGATGATACCCATTCAAACTCTTATATGTAAGAAGCTGGAATAGATACTTCTGCATAATTCGATCTGCAAGATGGAAGTCATCAATTAAAAGGACTTTAACTGTATTGTCCTTTGCCTTTTGATCGCCTTTAAGATATGCATCAGTAGCATATTCTGGATCATCAAAATTGAAAAGTTCAGGCTTAGACCAAATGGCGGTTGAACCGGATTCAACCTTGCAAGGAATACCAGTAATCTGTTCAAGTGACATATTGGAAAGATACTTTACAGAAAGTGTCCATCCGTTTTCTTCACAAATTTCACGAATAATATCACTCTTACCAGTACCTGGTGCACCCTGAATAGCAAGACGAGGTGCATACAACTGCTGACACTGTAGTGCCACATTTGCTTTAACATAATCTTTAATCTGATTCAAATTGATCATGTTCATATTCATTGCTTCTGCCATAACTTTAACTCCTTACTTTTAAAATTATTTTAATATATTATATTCATAGTATAATATAAATGCATATTAAATAAACTACATTTTTATAAATATTAATAAAAAATATAATATTTAATATATGTTAAATAAATTTAATAATTTATACAATATAATACTTGAAGGATTACGTAGTGGATATCCATCAGGAAAATTATCAGAAAATGAAATTAAATTTAGACTTCCATTATCTATAAAATATTGTGAAGATATTTTACATAAATCTTTATATGTTGAATTAACTCAACATTCATTATCTCCAAATAAAAATCATCGGTTTACATTTATTAAAATTTACACATGCAAAAACATTTGAAAAATTAGATCAAGCAATTTTTAAAGTTTTACAAGATTTAAATCAAAATGAATTATATAATTGTTTTTTTAAAGAAAAATTATTTTTAATATCTATTGCTAAACATGAATTAAAAAATATAGTTAAAATAAAAATAATAAATGGATTTCACATTAATAAAAATTATTATCAAAGTAAAATTAATTTAAATACATATATAGATAATATAGGAAATACATTTAAAGTAATTAAAGTAGATTGATAATTTAATTAATTTGGAAAATCTACTTATTTTTCATTTTAACATTAGAGGATTGATATAAAAATCATCCAGAATAATATTCTATTCCAATCTCAAATATTAAAAAATGTTAAAATATATTACTTTTAAATATTTATATTTATTTTAAATATATTATTCATCATTTTTATTTAAAAACAAATCAATTAATAAATTAAACCACATAAACCAACAAAACACATAATAATGTAATAAAACCATAATATTTGATGCAATTTCATATTTAAATTTATATTTTAATTGTGTTTTAATCATTTCAAATGTATATGGTTTATTTAAAAATCCAATAGTTCCAATTATCATTAATCCTACTGAAACAATACAATAACAACTTATAATATCTAAAAGTATACATAAACCAATATCAATACATTATTTCTTTCTTTTATATTAATTAATCAATAACTAATCTAAGTTTTGGTTTATTAATAGTTTTTGGCATATGAAATTCTGGATTTTCAAATCTATAACAAGTAATAAATGTATTTAATTCTACTATTCTAATACCAAGTTCAGATGAATCTTTTATTTTTGGATTTTCAATTTGACCATCTAAAATTTTAAAAAGATATTCATCAGTTAATATAGTTTGTTTATTAGCTATAGTATCTATTATACTAGTTCCAGAAAATACATAACTACTATTAGTAGGAGCTGGAATAAACATTGTAGTAGATAATGGATAATTATTTAATTTTAATTTTTCTTGTTCTTGTTTTTTGATTTCTTCTAATTTTTTCTTTTTTTCGGGTGATATATATTCTTTAATATATTCTAGTTCTAATAATAATTCATTTTTAATTATGTCATCTTCTAATGAAACATATTTATATTTATAAATTAAACCATTAATTCTATATATATTATCATGTGTACTTATTACATTTTCACATAACCAATTAACATCTAAACCAAGTTTATCTGCATAATTTAAATATAATTGTTGAGCACTAGTTAAGTTACCTAGCTCTAAAATCTTATTTAATACATTTATTCTATTGGTTTTATTGGGTTTAACGTCATTCGTATCCATTCTATCTCCATTTTTGTAAAGTATGTGTTTTTTAATAAACTAAAATAATCTAAATAATTCTGCCATTTTTTAATAAAATTCATCGATAATTTTTGATTTTCACTTATAAAATACCAATTAACTTCTTTATATTTTAATTCAATAATATCTTCTTCTAATTCTTGATATGCAGACATTAATTGCCAATTTAAAGCATTTTGATATTTTAAAATTAAATACCTTGTTAATTTTTGATTACGTTCTAAACAAAATGGTTTTAATTTATAAAAAAAGTCATCAATAAAATTTTCTGGTAATTCTTCTTTTATAATTTTTGAAAAATCATAATTATGCTTAACCAATATATCTTTATATAATAATGCTTTATTAATAATATTTGTTCTCACATGTTATACCTTAATTAAAATGATTTCAATTGATTTAAATCTTGATTAGAAATAATAAATTTACAAAATGTTTTCATTTCAAATTTATCTAGATTTAATAAACCTTTATTTGTAAATAAATATCCAATACCAACAACTATATTTTCATTTTTAAATAATGGAATAAAAATTAAATTTTTTTCTATATTTAATGTATTTAATAATATTAAATAATATTCAAGTTTATCTATTTTATTAAAATTATTTAAATTTGGTTGATTAATTATATTATTATAATTAATATCTAAATAAATATATGCATTATTAAAATCATTAATAAAACTTTGCATTAATGATTCATCATACCATTTATTTCTTTTAAAATATTTAATTAATATATTTTTATCAACATTCATATATTATTTAACTTTCAATAGGTATTACTTTTCCTTTAATATTATCATAAGTTCTATCAATATTAAATGGAGTTAAATAAATTACTGGTACATTAGCTGGAATAATGTCCTGACATTCTACAATATCACTATCCATATCAGTAATACCAATATAACAACTAATTTTTTCATCATAATGTTCTTTATTATATTTTTTAATGAATTCAAATACTTCCTTATGTGAAGTACCACCACAACTTTTTCGTGTTAAAAGATTCTTAGTATTATCTTCAGTTAACTCTTCAAATTGTTCAATACTTGCAATGTTAGTATCATGCTTAAGAACAATAATCTTTTTATAATATCCTTTAGCATCAATAATAATTTTTGCTGCTTTACGAATATCATCATCACCCATTGAACCACTTTCATCAACAGATACAATAAGTGTTCCATATTTATTTGTATCTTCAACAATAGCAGGAAGATATGACATATTAGGAAGTAAAAATGTTGAAGTTCTTACTTTATTCCAAGCAAAATAATCTGATTTTTCAAGAATAGTTTGCAATGAATTCCTAAGAATCTTTACCCAATCTACTTTAACATGAAACAGTTTCTTCAAAAATTTATTACATGTTGTAGGAGTATCACCTTTTCCTGTTCCTTTTGCAATTTGTGTAAATACATTTTCAAGCAAAGACCTATTAGTAGCTTGTCTTTGCTGTTCATTTTCTTTTGCACTATTTGACTTTTTAAGATTATCTGGTAGTTGAGATTCTTTTGGCCATTCAATCTCAACATCTTTATATTCAGTTCCATCAGGCAATTTATACTTTGTTACCTTAACTTTACCTGTAATTGAACCTTTACCAGATTTAGATTGTTTATTTTGATTTCCACTTCCTTGTCCACTACTACCACTACCATCTCCATCACAATCAAAATTTATTTCAAAAGATTCTGAAGAAACTTCTTTAGATTTTTCAATCATTTCATAAATTTCTTCAGCAATATTATCAACAAATTTTTGATCAAACAAAAATTTAGGAGTAGCTGGAGTTTCAGAAAATTTCTTTTCAATAACTAAATTATTGATATATTTCAAATATCCATCAATAACATTCTTATCATCATCTTCATATTGATTAATATATGAATATACATAATACATATTATGAATTTCATAATCTGCAGCAATATTCCACAAAGTATGATTTCTATTACCTAAACGTTCAGGAACATGCATGAGAATTTTGTGCATAGCTTCATGAAATAATACAAAAAACATTTTTGCATTACGTTCAATTTCATTAGTACATTCTTTAAAGAATGGATCATCAATATTGATATTAATGCTATTATCAATAGGACAATAATATGCAAAAGTATAACCTTTAAGCTTAAAATCAGTATCTCGACAAAGATTTACCATCATACTATTGATTTCAAGACCAACTGGAAGAAAAATCTTAGATTTTAAACGCATCATATTAAATATGACAACATTTAAAGATTTTTCCATAATATTTTGATAATTATCCATAAAAATAACCCTTCTAATTATTTTATATATCTATATATTTTAAAATAATAGAAAAGTCAAAGAAATAAACAAAATATTAAATAGTTTTTTCGTATTGATTGATAGCTTCTAACAAATTTGTATATGTTGATCTATATTTTGAAGAAAAATCAGATCTAGTAAGTTCTTCTACATTTTCTTCATCTTTTGAATCTTTTAATATAAATTTTAATGGAACCGAATTTTCATTTAATAATTTAACAATACAAATAACATTATATTTATATATATCAGTATCTTTAACTTGATCATTAATCAAATCAAAATTTATTTGTATTAAATTTTTAGTTTCATCATCTATTTTTTTAAATATAAATGTATTATTGTTTATTTTAATATTAGTTATATTTGATAATTCTCTATGCAATTTATCATTAAATAATTCAATTACTGGTAATTTTTTATTATCAACAGTTATATATTTTTTATTTGTTTTTGGATTTACTTCAGTTTTAGCTGTTTGTTCTTCCTGATATTGTTTATAACTTTTCTTAAATTTGGTATAATCTTTATAAAACTTTAACATAAAAGTTTTTTCATCTAATTCTTTATCTTTTTCTTTTTCTTTTTCATTATTGATAGTAAATGTAATAGTTTTATCAGTATCTATTTTTGCAATTACATTATATAAATTATCATCATTATCACTTACTTCAAATTTACAAGTTATAATACCAGAATCATCTTGTTCAAAATTAAAATCAAATGTATCTACTGTTATAGTAGATTGATTTAAAATTTCTTCACAAAGTAAATTAAATTTTTTTAAATAATTACTCATAATAATATATTACTTTTCTTCAGTACCTAAAAATCCATGGTCTCTGGCTAAATCACGTAAATCTTTTATGTGTTCTTCTTCATCTTCTTTAACTTTCTTAAATAAAGTATATGTAGTACTATCACTCTTTCCTCTTAAGAAATCTACACATAATCCATAAAATTCAACAGCATGTTTTTCTTCTTCTAATCTATTTTTTATAAGCTCACTACTTTGTGATGACATTTCTTGTTTCCATTCCGTACCACATGAATTTATATCTACCCATTGATCAATAGGCATAAAAATAACAGATGAATCTAATTCCCTTAATCTATTAATAAAATCATATTTATGCTGACGTTCTTCTTCTTCATGCTTTTCAAATTCAGGATCAAAATCAGTCTTACCTTCAGTCTTAGATAAATTATATGATTGTAAATAATTTAATTCAGCCAATTGTTCATCAACTATAGAAATACAAAGTAATTCAATTACTTTTTTATTTTCATCTATACTTTCATCAGCTATCATTTCTTTAATTTTATCCAAACGACAAACTGGTTGTTCACCACCAAGATCACTTAAATATGCAACTTCAAAAATATTATCCATTTTTACAAATCTCTCTTATATTTTATATAATGTAATTATATATATTTATTAATATTTCATAATGATTTTAATGTTTAAACGAATTGTTTAACCATTTTTTAAATACTGTCCATTTATTATGATTTGATTTATCTAGTTTAGATTCTTTATAAATACTTTGTATAAAATTAGTTATATCTAATTTATTTGTTAAGGTATTTACTTCATTTAAATATTTCTTAGGTATATATGGTAAATTGCTATCTTTAAATATTGAGTACAAATAGTTTTGTAAAGTTTCTTTTGATTTATTTTCTATATTATTATTGTAATGGTTTTTAATTAATGTAATATATGTTTCTGCAAGCGATTTAAACTCATCAGAATCTAACAAATAATTTTCATACTCTATTTTAGTCATATGGTAAGAATCAAAATCATTATGTGGTATACTTGACCAATATCTACAATAATTATAATTTATACCTGATACCCTAATTAAAAATTTAATTAAATGAGATAATTCATGACATACTATTATGCTTAATTTATCATATTTTAAAATATTAACATTAATTATACCCCAATTATCTTGATATTTAACTAAGTTAAATAATTGTTCGTATAATTTATTAGCAGTTTTAATTTGATTAAGTTTACTATTTAAATATATTTTGTAATTTTCATCAATTTTAGCTAAATCAAAAGGTGAAATATTTTGATCAAATATTTTAATTGGTTGTACTATAATTGGAGTTTCATAATAACTATTTTCAGTAGAAAATTTTAATTCTATTTTACCATTAGCTTCTGTTAAAACATTTAAAAAATTATGAAAATTCTTAAAGTTTTTAATCTTATTATTTAACAAATATTTAGCAATTTCTTTAATAGATATATATTTACTACTTATTTTTGAATCATACATATTAGTAAATATATTTACTATATATTGCTGTAAATCATTTGGTACTTCACTAAAATATTCACTTTCAAATATTAAGCTTTCATCTATAAAACATAAATCATTAAATCTTTTAGTTTTATGAATATTTGAAAACCTTTCTTCTTCAACTAAATCTTTAATATATTCATATATCAATTGTTTCATAATGATATTACCTTATATATATTTTTTAATATATACTAAATTACCACAATCAAAAATTCTTATAAAAAAATGTTTTATTAAGTTTTCACTTATTGATAAATTATTATCATAATCATCAAACATTTTTTGTACATTTTTCTTAAAACATTGTAATCTATTTAAAATTTTTGAATGGTCATCTTTCATCCAAACAAAATTTGGTTTAGAAATATGATCTAAATTAAATCCTAATTTAGTATATAAATTACCTTTAGAATATCTTCTATCAGCATAAGTAATAAGTGACTTTGGTTTGTAAGTTATTTCAAAATATTTAAGTAATTTACTTGCTCCACCAACTATTCTATAGCCATTTAATGAGGCAAATCTACTTAATTCCCATTGATAGTTTTTATTAAATCTAGGTTTAACAAAAGTCATTACACTTACTAATTTATTTTCAAAAAATAGACCTAATTTAACTTTACTTTTATCTTCGCCTTGTATATGATTTTCATTTAAAAACTTATTCTTTTCTTTAGTGGATATTTCTTTAATTATACATTTACGTGCATATATAACTTTTTGATCAATACCAAGCAAATATTTAAGTTTTTCTTTTAATATATTTTGCTTTTGTAAATTACTCCATTGATATTGAAATATATGAATTAATTGATAACCTTTTTGTTCACATAAATTTGTTTTATTTAAATGATAATTTTTATCTGTACCAGATTGTTCGCTATGCCAATAGTTACCATTAAATTCAATTGCCAATTTTTTTTCAGGTATTACTATATCTAATTCTAATGGAGATATTAACTTTCTTGTATTTTCTATAATTTCTCCATTATATATTGATTTAATAAAATCAACAACTTCTTTTTCTTTATATGAATATCCAGATACAAATGGATAACAATCTAAACATCTTGGACAACAAGATAATTCATAAATATGTCCAGTAGAATGCATATATTTTTGTACAAAAGTTTTGCCACATTTAACACATATCCAAGATTGATTATTTATACCATTTTTTAAATAATCTTCAACTGTAAAATTTGGTAATACATAATCACTATATTTAGATAATTTTTTAAAATTTAATATATATTGTTTACGTTTTTTTCTATCTTTAATTGATTGAACCTGACTTATATGTTCTACGCCATACTTAGTTAATAATGTTTGTTTACTTTTATTTAAAATTTCTTTTGATTGCATTGGGTGTTCTACACCAAAATGTTTAAGTACAGTATGACGTTTACGTTCTTTAGTTGATTCTAATTGACTAATATTTTCAACACCATATTTTTTTAAACATGTTTGTTTTGCTTTTAATTTAGTTTCTTCTGATATAGTTTTATTAGCACATTTATTTTTCCAATCAGGATCATTCCATTTACATGTTTTACTACAATATATACCATTATTTATAGATGCAGTATATGTTAAATATTTTCCACAATATTTACATTTTTTTAATTGCATATCTTTAATTATAGATATAATTACATAGCTTACCTTTTGATATTCTGGTATTTTATTTAATATTTGTTGACAATATTCTTTAATATCTGGATTATCTTTTAATGCTTTGGTAAGACGTGCTGAATTATATATTTTATCTTTAAAAATTTCTTTAATTTTATTTATCATATGAAATATTATCCTTTGATTTTAAACTTATACAATTATATTTATTAATATTTCATAATGATTTTAATTCTTTCTCTAATTTTTTAATTGCATCATCTAAATCTTTTACTTTCTGTTTATTAGTTTTCATCATATTCTTAGTTGATTTTCTTAAATTATAGAACTTATCAAGAAATTGTGGTATAATACCTTGTTTAATGCTAGGTTTAATATATAATACTTTATTTGCACTTAATGTGCATTTAGTATCTAAAATAGTTTGAAATTGTTCTTTACTTATTGTAATTAATTTACCATTTGTTTTTCTTATAGTTACATCTTTATCTTCTTCATTACTAACAACTTTACCAACTTTTGTTTCCGGTGATACATTAATAGTCATCATTACGTTCGGATATAGACTATTAAAATCAAACGATACAATACCAGATTTATAATAACCAGCTTTTGTTGGAAATACAAACGCACCGGTAAATCCATCATTTTCATTTTTATTATCTTCTGATTTATTTGAATCAGTAAGAAAATATACATTATTATATCTTGCTTGGATTGTTAATGCACCTAAGATATAAGGAATGGAACTAAAAATTGATTCATATTCAACTAAACCAATATTACATATTTTTCTCATTAATTGGAGTAGTTGTAATTTATCATTAAGTAATTTAATTAGAACAGTATCAATAATATTATATTTTACAAATGTTGAAAAATTGGTATTCATAAAATCATACATTGTTTCATATCCTAATTCAAAATAGTCTAATTTACCAAAACCTAATTCAAGATTAGCAATATAATCTAGTTTAAATGATTGTTTAGAAGCACCTTCAAACTTTTTATATAAATTAATATAGTCACAAATAGATACACCTTGAATTTTATATATTATTGTATTTTCATCATGATTAAATATTGTATAAACTGGTTTTTTAGTATTTTTAATTGGAGATAATCTATATTGATTGCCTTCACCTAATACTTTAATAATTCTATTGATAATATATAAAATGTCGAATTTATCAATATTCCAACCAGTAATAATATCTGGATAATTATGTTCCCAATAATTCAAGAAATTTTCTAATAATAAATGTTCTTTTTCAAAACAACAATAAATTATTTGATTGATATTTTTATCATATTTTGATTTTAATTCTTTAGTTATTTGTTTTTCATGTTCTTTAGTAAATTTTTCATCTACATCTTTATTATATATCCAAACAATAACATTAGAAGTTAATGTATCATATAAAGAAATAATATTAATTGGAAAATCTGCATATAATGGATCTGGAAATTTGCCTTCAATTTCAATTTCAATATCTATATTAAATACTCTAAAAGGATATTGAGAAAATTCTTCAGATTGTTCTAAACCAAAATATTTATTAAGTAAATATTGTTTTGCTGGAGTTAATTTTTCAAATAATGGAATATTTTTTGAAGTTTTAATCCATTCATTTCTTTCATATGAAGTTTTAAATACCATTTTTCTTAATGGTCTATTAAACATTGATAATTCTTTTACATTTTCTTTTTTAATATTATTATCTTCATAATATAAATATGGTTCTATTGGTGTTTCTATTTCTACTCTATTTCCATCTTGATCCCATGTACTTTCCCATATATATTGTACACCACTTCTTGTATAACTAACTACATTTCTATACATATATTTTTATTCCTTTATCCATTAATACATATATAAAATAAATTAGGACTATATTTTTTAAAATATAGTCCTATCAATATAAAATATATTTTTAAATTGTTAATTATTCACCATTTACAAATAATACCTTTTTAGTATTATAATCCTTAACCATAACTGATTCTTGTTCAAATGCTTTACAAATATCTTCAGCAATTTGAATTAACATTTCAGATGTAATACCAACCATTTCAATAGATATACTATTTTCATCATATACTTTATTATTTCTACCAGTATATCTACCATTTAAAAATTTACCAACAGTCCATCCGACTAAATCATATTTTTGAGCAATTTGATCTACTTTAGAATATGCTTTAAATTTATTTTCAATACTTTTTACTTTCTTTTTAATCCAATTAATAATTTTATTTTCACTTTGCTTAACTGCATTTACTTCAGTCGAAAAAATAATCATTCCACCTTGTTCAGTTTCAGATGGCTCAAATTCAATTCCTTCGACAATAACATTTGGTTTTTGTTGATCTATAATTTTACTTTCATCTACTCTAATAGCTGAATATAAATATCTTGAAGAACTATATGCATTCCCATGTTCTTCATCAATATTCTTAAAAATATTATTAATTAATATATTAAATTTATTTAACACAAATTGTTCTCCTTTTAATATAAAATATTATTTCTGTTATAAATTTCTCTAGCAATATTTGATCCAGGTGTTTCTATACCTTCAAATACAAATGGTAAATTATTTTTAATATGTTGTGAATATGCTTGATTAATTTTTCCCAAATTACAATCTTTACCAATTAATTCTAAATCACCATTATTATATAATATATAAATTCCAGTATTGTTTTTAATTATAGCAGCATCTTGTGTTTCATAATCAATAGTTAATAACATTAATATAAATTGTTTAAATTCATTAAATTTAATATCATCTGGTTTAATAACTAAATATGATCTTTCTACAACATCTTTTAATTCTTTTTTTGAACATTGATTATATTGTTTTCCTTTAGGTGCCTCTTGCCAATGTCCAACTAATTGATGTACACCCATGTGTAATTCATTTAATTTAGCTCTTAATTTTCTATTTCTAATAATATTTTCATTTTTAGAAAAATTACTTCGATATGCAGTTAATATAGCAAAATCTTTATCTTTTATAAAAGATAAAGTTCTACTTAAACTATCTTCTGAAATAATACAATTATTATTACAATTTACATATTTAAAACATTTTCCATTAATTACGTTAGAATTAATAGGTGTTATTTCCATTGAATAATCTTCAAATGGTTTAATAATATCATTTTGTATATCTGCTAAATATGTTTTTATAATGTTATCCATAGTTTTTGTATCCTTTATTAAATTATATAATTATTTATTGTAACATTAAATATGTTACAATAAATACCATTCAATGTTACTTTTAATTAATTTAACTGAAAATGATCAGTAAATACCTCCATAGCCTGAAGACGAAACATAGGACTCTTAATCTTCTTAAACACTTCACTACAAGCATTCTGAAGTGACCACAGAGTACGAGACTTAAATTCATCATACCTTGGTTTATCCCATTCATCAACAATACGCTTAATATTCGTCGAACTGAGAATATACTTTTCACGAATGTACTTAAGAACAAGCTCACCAACTTCCTTATCAGTAATCTCAGTATTCTTCATCTTTTCAATCATACCACTCTGATTCTGATAATATTCATTAAACCAATTAATAATATATGCACTACGTTCTGCAAGCATATCACGAACAGTAGTAGTGTGACGAGTTTTAAAACTATTATCACTGACATACCACTGAGCATTATTTACATAAATCGTAGTTCCAGCAAGACCTGTAAATGCACGAGTTCGATCATTATTATTGATAAACCCAATTGAAAAGATAAATCCATCTTCTGCTTTTCCATTAGGACGAACATCAGCAATATACATTAACTTCATAGTATCAGGTGAAAGAACAGCACGTTCACGAACAATTTCAATATTATGTTCACTTAGACTATTCTTAAAGAATTCAATTGCATAATCATGCGGAACTGGAACATGTCGAGGTCCCTGTGGATCAAATTTTAGATCCTTAAGCATTGCATAATCCTTAACCTCAGTCCAACCACCAACAGCCATCTTACTACTCATATTAATATTCCTTTCTATTTTTAATAATTATATTTATATACTTAATAAACTTTTAATTTTATTTTTTACATCTTTACGAAGTTTATCTGCATTAAATACATAATCAATATTATCTTCATATGCACATTTATTTTTATGATCATATGCATTACCTTTTTTAGGTATATATCCATGTAATTTACCAGATTTACCAATATATAATACAAATACTAATGGCAATTGCCAATCACCACCACATGCACACCAAGCAACAGGAAAATTTCCAAGCATTTCAAATTTTTCAAGATTTTCTGTTCCAGGCATATCAAACTCATCAACAAAACCTGTATTTTCAAAATCAACATCAATTTTAGAAAGATCTTTTCCTACTTTATCACAATCATATACAATATTATATGGTCCACCTAAAGAAGTAATTTTATCTTCAAGTTCTTTAATAGTTACATTAGCTTTAGCATATTTGTATTTAAACATAAACAATGTTCCTTTTTATTAATAAGGGTGAACTTCATCAAAGTAATTGTCTAGCATAAGTTTGTACATATTAGGCTGATTTTTCTTGATAAAGTTAAGTTTGAACTTCGTAGCAGCACGAGTAGTACTATAATCCATCATATTCTTAGAAATCCACCATTCATCAAACTTCTTTTCGTACTTAATCATTTTAATATACCTCTATTATTGTTTATATTATAATATAATAGAAATACTGATAAAATAAAATTATTTCTTAGTTATTTTTAACAAATTTTTCAATAGAATTTGATAATTTATTTATTTTATGAGTTGTTTTGATTATATGTGCTAAATTAATTGCTCTAAATTGTGGACTATCATTCATCATTTCACATTTAGCTAAAATATATAAATTTTGCACATTAATTTTATTAAATGGTTTAGGAATATCATTAATAGTTAGAATGTTTTGCATTACAAATAAAATATTAGAACCCCACCAATTATATGGTATATGTAAAATGGTTTTTACATAAAAATCAGATCTAATATTTTTTATATTGAAATTATCAATAAAATACTTAAATAATATGGTATTATCATATTTAAGTATTTGAATTAGTAGATATTCTAATCCTGCTTTTTCTTTTTTCCAATTAATATTATATTTATTGAACCAATATAAAAACTGATTGGTATTTCCTAAACAAATTAATCTTTTCAATAAATAAAGGTAAGTTCTTCCATCAAATTTAAAACATTGTTCTACTAAATCATATTTTTTCCATACATATAAGTTTTTACAAATGGTATTTAATGTTTTAATATTAAAAAATTTTTTATGTTTAAGAGTATCTCCATTTTCCATGAAATAATTTGTACATAGAAGATTATACTTGTGAATAAGATCTGATATATTTTTCATATGATTCTCCAAATTAATTTATTATACATTTTAATATAATAGAAAAATTTGAAAAATATATCAAAGAAATTAAAAATAATTATTTTTAATATTTAATTCATTTAATTGATAATAGCAATTATATATTCGTTTATCTTTAGTATCTAATTGATTAAATTTACTAATAATGGTTGGTATAATAGTATGATATGTGAATTTTAAAGTATTATATAATTCATTTATAGTATATGAAGAAAAAACAAAATAATCATCTATTGAATTGTTTTCAATTTCTAATGATACTTTATTATCTAATGTATGATTAAAAGAAATAGGTAAAAATTTATTTAATTCAACTTGAAATTTTAAATGAGTTAACCAATGAAATTTAAATTTAGAATTAATTCTAAGCATTTCTGGAGGTCTAATACTCATACCAGTATAAAATTTATCAGAAATACCAAATGGTATATATACATTATATTGTGTTGCTATATTAAATTTATCTAAATCATCTAAATTAATAGAATTAAACAAATTAGTCATATAATGATTAAAATAATCATATCTTGGTATATGCATTTCTTTAAATGAAATAACTATAATATCTTTATATTTACTTATTAATTGTTGATATTCAGTTATAAAATTTGTAGAACCTTGATATTTTGGTTTAAAAAATATAAAACCTTCTTCACCATTAAGTACTGCATAAAATAAATAAATTGTATTATTTAACTTTTGATTATTATTATAATCAATAAGTATATTAGTAGTACTTAATTGTTTTTTATTATATAAATCATTAATTAACACAACTTCTGATCCATCAATAAAACGATCACGATTATGCAATAATAATGAATTGTTTTTTATATCTAAAATAATACCTTCAGTCAATGCATTACCTTTAGAATATAATACAACATCATTAACTTCTAATGATTGACCATATTTATCTTTAACTGTATGTATAAATGCTTTATCTAACTTATTAGTGTTCATATTTCTTCATAATCTCATTTAAACTTTTTTCAAAAATTGTATTAGGATATTTTATATAAATTTGAGAAATATAATATAATTTTTTATCAAATGTAATATATCTTCTATCTGAAGAAAATATTGTATTTATTGGCATATTAGTTAATTGAATTGGATTAAACCATAAATTACATTCTTTATCTATTGGAAAAGTAATATATCCAGCTTTATGCAAAATATTAATTACATTATTACAACAATAACCATAATATTCAGTATTATCATATAACAATCTACCACTATTATTATTACTTACATAATTAATATCTTTATATTTAGTTGTATATAAATCATAAAAATAATTATCATTACAAAATACATATAAATCATAATTAGTAGTATCAAATAATTTATTTGATTTAATATTATTTAAAAACACATTCCAATTTTTAGTGCTATTATTACCAACATTTAATTTATAATATAATATTAATAATTTATATTTTTCTAAATCTGTATTTGATTTAGTAGTATCTACCATTAAACAAGGTACACATCTTACAAATGTTTTTTGTTTACGTGTATTAGAAACTTGTTCAAATAATTGATAATATTGCTCTTTATCTTCAATTAAATCTGTTATTATAATTTGTTCATTTGGATGCGCATTATATGTTCTTTTATTATCAGATAATGTTATAATTGATGTAGTTTTTGGATTTACACTAATTATAATACCTTTACCAAGTGTAGATTGTTTTCTAAATGCAACAATTTCTTTTGGTAATAATCTTTTATGATTTATATCATATAATTCATATTTACTTGAAAATGCTTTATCTAACTTATTAGTATTCATATATTTACTCTATACCAAATGGATTAGGATTAACAATATTATTACAAATGATCCAAGCTTTTGCACCCCAATTAGCATTATTATATTTTAACAAATTTGCTAATTGTTCTTTACTAACCATAAATGTAGTAATTTCTTCTGTTTCTTGTAGAAATTTTGTACTAGGTTCACCATTTACTTGTACATAAGCAATTGCAATGCTTTCATCAGTCATACCAGCAGTACTATATACAAATGGTGATAGTGTTAAAACTTTAACTAAATCTAATCCTGTTTCTTCTTTTAATTCACGTCGAATAACTTCTTCAATAGATTCATTTGGTTTATCAATTAAACCTGCAGGAAATCCAATTTCTTTACCTTTAATTGGAACACGATACTCACTAATCATTACAAATTTTTGTAAATTAATATGATATGGAACTATCATTACTGCTTTTACATTATTTTTTCGACTACATCTTTCCCAATTAACTTCTTTACCAGAATCAGTTATACAAGTATCAGTATATAATTCAAGAAATTTTCCACTATAATTACAAACGCTATTTACATATTTCATACATTATTCTCCTTTATATTCATCAAATACTTTTTTAATATTATCTCTTTCAAAATATTTTGTTTGTGTTTGATTATAATAACTATAATCAATATTTCTTTTAACTATTCTTTCCATATTATCTCGTCCATATCTATTTTTATTAATATCAACTAAATAAAATGGCATTTGACAAATACCTTCATTTAGTATTGTCTTTTTTAAATAATATAATGTAAAATTATTATTAATATAATCATCAAGAATTACAAAATATTTTAACTTATTTGCTTTAGTTTCAGTTAATTTAACAAATTCGCCATCATTAGTTAAAATATAAAACATATCAGCTAATGTACGAGTTTTTAATTCTTCTAATGCATCTTTTACTGTTTGAATTTTATTATTATATTTAAATTTATAATTAAATACATTTATTGCAAATTCAATTTCATTTATTTCATATGAACTAAATGATTTAATTTGAGATTCCCAATTATCAGTTTGATATTGAGTATTAAGTAAATTGTTTATAATTTCAGTATTAGTTAAAAATGAAAATAAAATAAAATTAACATCTTTTGGCTTATTTTTATTTTCTATCTTTTTCTTTTCATAAGTTTCAATATATTGTTTAGTATTATTATATAATTCTGGCATTGTAGCTTTAATTTGATTAGTAACAATCATAAATGAATTTATATCTAATCTACAATTATATGCATTATTTTTATCTATTGGTTTACTATTCCAATTCTTTTCTGCAGGATTAATACAAATACCTTTAACTGAAAATTTACTTGTAAAATCTACACATAGCATTAATCGTTGGCCTTTATCAAATGACATAACAAAAAAATCATATTTTTGAAGTTTACTTCCAACAATATCTCTAAATTCATATGTATTTTCAATTGCTTGTGTAATTACTTCTGTTCTCATATTAAAATACTAAGCCTTTCTATTTACTTATTTTTAATATAATAAAAATATTAAAAAAATAAATAAAAAAGGTTGAACAAATTAAAGTTCAACCTAATAAATGAAATTTTAATTAATGGTATTTAGTAATTACATCAAGATGAACATCTGCTGCTAAAATACCGGCATTAGAACGTTTATATGGTTTAGCGCGTTTTTTAAATTCATCCCAATTTCTAGCACCAGCATAACTTAATGAACTCTGAAGACGCAATTTAGTATCTTTAATAAATTGTTCAGTTGTTTCTCCAGCTGCAATTAATCCTTCAACACCTTCAACACTTGCATAACCTAAAATATTAGCTCTTGCTGCCCTAGATGCCATACCATGATAACCACGATAATAAACAATATTATTTAAAACTGTATTTTGAAAATTAACATTATTATTAACTTTTTCCAATTCTTTTGCTTCATTTAATTTATCTTCAATTTGATGCTTAAATACACAACCGAATAATTCATTTGGATCTAATTCTTTTTTGTCTTTATTATAACAACCACCACAAGCTAAATCAGTTGCAGCTAATAATTTGCCAATCATACAATAATCAGCACCAAAATATACCGCCTTAACAATATCTCCAGTGGATCTAACCCCACCATCAGCAATAATCCATACACCCTTCTTTCTAACTTTATTACATTCAATAATTGAAGTTAAAATAGGTAGTCCCATAGCTGTTTCAATATTTGTAGAACAAATTTGTCCACTTGCAATACCAACACGAATACCGTTAGCACCTGCTGCTTGAAGTCGTTTAAACCCTTCTTTAGTTGCTACATTACCAGCAATAATATGTAATTTTTGACCAGGAATTAATCCGGAAGAATTTAATGTATCATACTTTAATTTATCTTTAATATATTTAATTGTATCTACACAAGCTTTACTATCACCATGGGCCATATCAACACAAAACTGTCTAACTCCATGATCAATTAAATAATCAATCCATTCACTATATTTTTGTGAAGATCCTACAGCAAACCATAAATTTTTAAGTTTATTATCATTATCATTAATAGTAATATTACCTAAAAAATAATTATATTGTTCTTCTGCGCTTTTAAATGCCCTATGTGCAATAAATGGAACATTATTACTTATTAAATATTCCATCATTTTTACACCAAGCGTATCCATACATGAACCAATAATTGGTAAAGAATGATCGTGCATTTCTGGATTAGCATTACTTCTTGAAGTTAATTCACTATAAGCTGGAGCCAAAGTAACATCATCATAAGTAAGTGTTTCTGGTAATTTCATAATTAATTCCTATCTTTTTTATTATATTTTAGTGGTTGAAACCATAATAAATTCATTTTTAAAATAATTATTTTCATTATTAATATATAAATCTTCTTTATTTTTTCCACAAGACATATATGTTACTTGTGTATTAGTATATTGTTCTATATATTTTATAAATTCATTAAAATTATCATCTTGTGGTTTTTCCCAAAGTTTAAACATTTTATATATAGGTCTATATTGGCTTGTATTACTCCAATCAATATATTCAGTTGGAACAATACTACTTGCATTAACTTTAGCATAATCTACACATACTGGAATGTATTTTTGATTATTTTTAACTAACCAATCATATAAAGTATCTAATCTAGTTAAACAAAGATCTGTTACTCCAATAGTATCACATGCATATTTAACCATTGGTAAATCTAAAAATCCAACTTTACGTGGTCTTCCTGTAGTAGCACCATATTCTTGTCCTACTTCTCTAAGAATATTTGCATCATAAATTCCAGTAGATAATTGTATTTTATCTTTAATTTCAGTTATAAAATATCCAACGCCAACTGAACTCATATATGATTTTACTATACCTACAATACTAGTATTAGTTTTTAATGTATTAAAATTAATACCAGTACCAGCAATTACGCCACCAACATTAACATGACTTGAAGAAACATTTGGATAATATAGATTATCAATATCTAAAAATACACCTTGTGCTCCTTCAAATAATAAACTTTTATCTTTACATATATAATTTAAATAATATGTATCATCAACTAATAAATCACAAATTAAATCATATTGTTCTTTAGTAAGTTCAAATTCTTTACATGTATTTTCTTTAATATTATTAAATTTAACCAAATCAAATTTATTAGAAGTATTTGTTGGTTTAACAAAAATATCCATTAATCGTTTACCAGTTCTATAATACTTATCTCTATAACATGGTGAAATTCCACATTTAGTAGATCCATTACCTTTACCAGTATTTTCACGTAATGTATCTTGTTCTATATGTTCTTTAGTAATTATATGACAATTTTTAGCAATTTTTAAATTCTTTTTAAGTTTATCTATAGAAATTAAATTACCGGTTTGTAATTGATTGATTTCATTTATTAATTTTTTAGGATCTATAATACATCCATGACCAATCAAACATTCTTTATTATTTAAAATACCGCTTGGTATTTGATGTAATACAACTTTTATGTTTCCTCTATATATAGTATGACCAGCATTAGGTCCTCCTTGAAATCTAATAATTATATCATGTGAATCAGATAAATAATCAACAATTTTACCTTTACCTTCATCTCCACGTAATAAACCTAAAACAATGGTATTCTTTTTCATATAATTCTCTCCTTATATCTTACCATATTTTAAAATAATTAAAAAAGGTATATTAGAAACAAATCTAATATACCTTCAATATTTTTTTAAATAAATTTTAGTATTGATATACTACCATTGGCCTACGAACTGGAGTATACACATTACAAGGAGGAACATATACTGGTTGAGGAGCAACATATGCAGGAGCAGTATATACCGGCTGAGGTGCTACATAAGTTGGAGTAGGATATACAACCGGTGCTGGAGCAATATATGCTGGAGCTGGAGAATTTACAACTACTGTACGAGGAGCAAGAATATTTAGACCAGCACCAACCAATCCAACAATATCAGCAGCAAGGCGAACACCACTATTTCCACATCCACCATGGTAATATCGCGGAGGAGGATAACAATGACGAGGACGACATCCGTCACCGCCACGAGGACCACATCCACGACCACCATGAGGACCAGCAAAAACAACACCAATACTCATAATCATAGCCATAATAATAAACAACGTCTTTTTCATATTATTTAATCCTTTATATTAAATAGATTTGTTAAAATTATTTATTATGCAACTTCAAGCTGAATCTGCTTATTCCTAGCATCAGGAATAAGATTAAGCTTAGTACCAATAGGATAATAATTCACTGCAACACGATATGACATATTTTTCTGCATACCTTTACCATCTTTCCAAATATTCTTAAATTTAGGAAGAAAATCAACATGATGTTCAATAATTAGATTCTTACATCTGGCATCCATCCAACAGTCAAACGGAACTGTAATACGACCGCGAGTACCAACAGTAACAACATAATTCTTCTTCATACACATCACCTTTCTTTTTGTGTTTGTTTTGTTTATATTATAATATAATAAGAATTTCTAAAAAATAAACTATATTCATTTATTTTTTATCTTCATAAAAATGGATAGGATCATTAAGATTTTCAATAGCAGCATTAACATCTGACAAAAGTTTCTTATAAGAATAAGAAATTGCAGATCCATACTGTTCAGTAGCAGACGCAAAATCAGAAGCAATCAAACGAGCGGCATTCCGAAGAAGACCACGAGCTTCATTCAATTGAAATTCAATTTCATTGGTAAGATTAGAGTAATTAGTGTTAGCCATTATTTTATCTTTCTTTTTATGTTTGTTTATATTATAATATAATAGAAATATCTAAAATATAAACTAAAAATCTAAAAATTTATATCAAAGGCAATTTATATCCTTGTTCTACACATAAATAAAACATAGCTTGTTGAGATAATTCATCATATATTTCATCATTATTTTTATAATAATAAAGTCTAATTGGCATAAGTTTCTTTATATATCTATAATATTTGTTAATAAATGATATATTATATTTTTGAAATCTTAATAAACTATCCCAAGCTTCTTTTGAATAATATGGTATAAATTTTTCAATAATTGATTGTTTTATCATATGATAATTAAATAAAAAATTCCAATCAATTTTATCTTTAAATGTATTTAAAAAATCATAATCATTTGCTAATTGTTCAGTTATAGTATTTTTATAAAATGGTACATCAAGAGTTTTCCATTGTTCATCTGAAATATTAACAAAGTTAACATATTTCAATTTATTATTTATTTCACTAATTTTATTCATAATCAAACCTATGTTAATGTACAATAATTCCTAACTAAATCGGTCAAATATCCATTTTCAAGTAAATATACTTTAACATCTATATTTACATTTGTAATTTGATCAAATATATAGCTTGTTGGATTTATTTGAAATTTAATATGTTTATAATATTTGTTGACAAAATCAACTGTAATTTTTTGTGAATTAAAAATAATGCTCCAAACTCTATCATCATAACAATCTGTAAATTGTTCAATAATATTTAAATCTATATCATAATGAAAAAATAATATATCAAATCTAAGTTTATCTTTAAATGTATTTAAAAAATCTATATCATTTTTATATTCACTTAAATTATTATATGTATATATGAATGGATTTTGCCAATCTTCATCTGAAAGACTATAAAATTTTTCATATTTTAATTTGCAATTTATTTTATTTAAGTTTTTCATAGTTAAATCTTTATTTATATATATAATTTTTTATAGCATTATTTGCTAATTCTTCTTCAATTGAATCTCGTTCAACATAAAATTCAGATTGTGTTAAATAATGATTTTCAAGTAGATAAATAACTACTTCACTATTTATTAATGTTAAATTTTCAAATGCAAAACGGGTATTATCTATATTAAATGTAATATGTTTATAATATTTGTTAATAAATTCTGGATATATATATGGTGAGTAAAATATTACTCTCCAAGTACGTTCATCATAATAATCTATATATTTTTCTATAATATCCCAATTTGGATGACTATAAAATATAAAAAATTCCCAATCTATTTTATCTTTAAATTCTTCTATAAATTGTTCATCATTAGCTAATTGTTTAATTGTATTATAATAGAGTTTATCTTTTACCCAATCTTCACTTGAAAAATTATAAAATTTTTCATATTTTAATTTATAATTAATTTTATCTATATTTTTCATATTAATTTTTTAGTTCCTAATTATTTTTAATAACTTTAATAACTTTGCCGATGTTATATTTTGTTTGTTCATAGCTATACTAAAAGCTATATCCACTCCGTTTTTATACAATAAATCTAGTTTTTGTTTAGCTTCTGGTTTAAGTAATGTGGTATTTAATTTCATATCATAAATTGGATACGAAATTTTTTCATAGTATTTATTAATAAATTCATATGAAAACATATCATGATAATATGTAATTAATATTTCCCATGTAGATTCATCATATAAATCTATAAACTGTTTAATCAATTCATATAAAATAGCTCTATATTTATAAAATAAATCAAAACGTATTTTAGCTTTAAATGTTTCAATAAAATCATAAGTATTAGCTAATTCAATTGGTATTTCTTTATATGTTTTATCAGAATTCCAATCATCATCAGTATAATCACAATATTTTTCATATTTTAGTTTATTATTAATTTTAGTAATATTTAACATTTACAAAAATATCTTTCCTTTATATAGTTCATCTAAATATTTTAAATATGCTTTAGCATTCCATGATATACTTGATATATTTTCATACATACTTTTTGGTAATGGATATTTAAAAAATTTGTGATATTTATTAATAAATTTTGGTATAAATAATTTTTTATACTTATTAACTAAGGTATACCAAGTACTTTTATTATAATAAACTACATATTTTTCAATTATAGTTAATTTAATCTTATTATATAAATATAAGTTTGCAAAATTAATCTTATCTTTAAATGTATCTATAAATTCATATGTAAAAATATTTTTATCAAAATTATCAAAATAATAAAATGCCAAATTATCCCAATTAAAATTTGGATTATAATATTTTTCATATAGTAATTTTTTATTAACTTTATTAATATTAATCATAATGTATTACCTAACATTGCTAATGTAAATTTTGCATTATCTGAAAGTTTATTTTCATTTAACCACCAAACTATATTAAATGGTATAGGAACAGTAATATACATATAATGTTTATTGATAAATTCTTCATTAAACATATATGGATAATTATTTAATAATACTTTCCATGTACTTTTATCATAAAAACTAACAAAGTCTTCAATTATTCTATTATCAATATTCGTTTTATAATGATAAAGTAAATCAAATCTTATTTTATTTCTAAATAAATATATAAATTCTAAATTATTGGCTAATTGACAACTCATTTCTAAATATAATGTGTAATCATTCCACTTAGATAATGGAAGAGAATAATATTCATCAAATAATATACGTGTATTGAGTTTATTAATTTTATATTTATTCATAAATTATTAATATTTTAGTTTATATTCTAAATATGATCTAACTTCTGGTTTTAATTTATGACCAATATTAAATAATTTTGTATAAATTATGTTATTATCAACCAAACTATCAAATGTACAATTAATATATCTATAAAATTTATTTAAAAATTGTGGAGTAATATTTTGTCTTAATAAAATAAAATACCAATCTCTGCTATAATATTTGTCAATAAAATGCTCAATATATTTTAATTTTACTTTTTTTTCATCATATAACAAATCAAAGTGTATTTTATCTTTAAATGTCTTCAACCAATTATAATCATTTACAATATTATTATCTAATGTTGCATAAAATGATCTTAGATGCCAATTTATATCTGGCATATTATAAAATTCTGTATATTTCAATCTATTATTAATATTTTTTATGTTAAACATTATACACCAATTATACTATTTGAAAATAAGAATCACATACATTTTTTTCTAAATGATTTACTATATCTGGATATGGTAAATCATATCTAACTTTATAAAATATATTCCAAGGTAAAGGACCTTTAAAATCTTTATAATATTTTTTAATAAAATCTATTGTAAAAATATAAGAATAATCGTTCATCAATACTTTCCAAACATCTTGATCATAAAATTTAACAAATGCTTTAATAATTCTAATATTAATTTTTTTATACATGAACAAAAATTTAAAATTTATTTTTGTTCTAAATACATATATAAATTCTAAATCATTTGCTAATGCAGGACTCATATTTATATATAAATCTGGATTTTCATACCAATCTTTATTTGGTATAGTATACCAATCACCAAATTTTAATTGTCTATTTACTTTATTTAATTTATATGTATTCATTCTATATCTTCATTAATATTATTTAAAATTCACTTTTATATATATAAATAGAAAAAATCCTCTTGATGATGTACGATATAATCTAAAACATATTCTTTTATTTTATTCTTGTTGTCCTTTACAAACTTTAAAGGAATAGGACATTTAATTTGTTTATAATATTTGTTTATAAACTCTGGAGTAATATTTTGTACAGTTACAATTGATCTCCATGTATTTTTATCATAATATTTTATAAAATTTTTAATAAATTTTAACTTAACTTTTTGACAGTTATAAAGTAAATGAAAGTTTATTTTATCTTTAAATGTATATAAAAAATTATAATTTTTTACTAATTCTTTCATTTCTTTTGTATTATAAAATGCTAAAGTATTCCAATTATATTCTGACATATTATAGAATTCAGTATAATTTAATTTATTATTGACTTTATTAATATCAATCATTACTAACCTCTAAAATTCTTAGATTTTCACCAAATTCAACATATTCATTTAAATTAATACTATCAACATATTGATTCATTTCAACTTTATACATATTTCTATGTCCATGAATCTGAATCAAATTGCTATTAGTATTATTATTGTGGAACCACTTATCAATATCTTCTTCATATTTTCCACCACGAATCATTTCATTACTGGCAATTAATTTAAGCTTTTCAGGCATAAATCCAATACCAGCATGAGTAACTATGAAAATTTTATCATGATATTTCAAATATGCACACTGACTAAATTTACGCGCAAGCTGACGCAAATCTTTTTTAGAAAAAGATTCAAGTGCTGGCATAGTATTTTTAATAAATTCTTCACTACGAATTTCATCAACTTCATTATTGGCATATTTCATAAAATGAATTTCATGATTGCCTTGAAGAAGCATTACATTTTTATATGAATAGTGTTCAAGCAGCCATTGACAAACTTCTTTATGCTGAATACCTCTATCAAAATAATCACCACAAAAAACATACAAAGTTTCCATATTAAATGGATTTGCAGTAAAATATTTGTTCAAAGGATCAAAACAACTATGAATATCACCAAAGAATACAATTTTTTTATAGTTATTAACATCCAATGGATTAAATTCCAACAATTCACTCCAATTATTAGGAGAATATACAGTAATTTTATTTGGAATAGGATTAGTAGCAAATCTACTATAAATGTTTTCCAATACTTGTTCAGGAACCCATTTATATTGTTCCCTCATTTTATTCTGTTTCTTACATACTTCAATAGGTACAGAACTAAAATCTATACAAGACATTCTGTATCTATATTTTTCACAAAGTTTATAATATTTAGAAAAATCACTAGTTTTGCTATGGCAAGCATCAATAATTGTAAATTCACCCCTTTCCATTCTTGCTTCAAGAAGATCAAAGAGAAGTTTCCAAACTTTGGTATCATTTTTCTGAGTAATACAAAGAACTCCTTGTTCATGATTCATAACAGGAGTTTGAAACATACAACGAATAGTATCAGCACATAAAGTATATTGAGATAAATGATTATTATTTATCCAAGTACTTTTACCACTACCGGGTGCACCTCTAAGCAATACAAGTTCTCTCATTTATATCAATCCTTTTACAATACTACTACTTTCTTTTCATCATCAATTTCAAGATCAATAAATTCAGTTTGACCTTCATAATATCCACCTTCATCTCTATATGCAATGTTTATTGTATAATCAAGACATCCATTTTCCTTCATATATTCATAAAATTCTTCAACTGTCATAGTTCTCATATTTTTATCCTTTACTTTATGTTTTTACCTATAGCACAAATTTTAATATTGATCCATTCATTTACATTAAACATATTACGAAATTTATTAAGTACTTCTTTTTCAGTATTACCTTCAATATGATTAGTATGAAGAAGAAATCCATCACACCCATTAGCAAACATTCAATTAATTGCATACTTTTTCATCATATTTATCCTTCATTTATATTATTAATATAATAGAAATTTTAAATAAATAAACAAAAAGTTGATTAAATGTCGCGATCATTTAATCCACTTTTATTTTTGAAGGCTATTTGTGTAACTCTTTATTTGCAGATGCTCCCTAGTATTTATTCAATACTTTCATCTTCGGAAGACTTTATTCAGTTTTTACACTCGTTTTTAAGATATCACTATTAACAATAAAATTTAAATTAATTAATATTAATTTATTTGGTCTTATCTCGAATTCTATTCATTTTTATGTGTTTCACTTTCATTTTTAACGTTAAACATTTATCAAAGTATTAAATCTATTATTAACTTTTATCTCGGACCAGCTCTAATCATAACTAAACTCATTTTAAATTGTTTCACTTTCATTTTTAATCTACA